ATAGATTTTTGAGGTCGCTATTGATTTCATGCAACTGTCTTTCATTCTTATCTTTATAAGTAGATTCGTTTAGACTAACTATGTCTTTTATTTGTCCTACACCGTAGAGTCCGATACCACCGGCATTACGATCACGGCCAATATCAACCGCGCCAGGTAAAATATCTGCGTGCATTCCCTGTGCCACCTTTGAACCCATGCTGCCCTTCATGGAAGGCTTTTTGCTGCGTTCTTTGAGGTCGTCACGACGCTTTGCTGGTGCGCCGCCTACGCCAGGAATAACTGGTGCTGTTACTTCTGAACTTGGGGCCTCTGGTGTCTCGCCGCCACCCTCTTCGCCACCTTCTGGTAGTTCTGGGCCTAAACCGCCCATATCGGAACTAATATCTCCAAGCGCATCGCCTGCATCGCCTTGTGGTGCCATACCGGTTGTTGCACTTGCTTCAAGTGAGGCTTCAAACTGCTTGTCAAAGTACATTTCGCGTTGGATTTTCTTGTAATCTTGTTCGCTTAGATTGAAGATTTTTTCTGCAATCCATTGTTTAGAGAAGAAACCTTCTGTTGCCGCTGCTGCAACTGCAAACTTTGTTTTCCAGTGTTCAAGTTCCTGTAGTTCGCTGATTTTTGAAGGATTATTTAGTGCAAGTGAGAAGTTTAGTAAATCTTCATTGCGATATCCAAGCGTGAAAAGGTGGATCATGCCGATCTTTTCAAGTTCGCTTACAACTGCACGCTGTAGGCGTTGTATAGTACGCGCAAAACGGATATCTTTTTGTGCCAAGGTGGCCTTATCTTCGTCTCCGCCCTTTGCGCGAGATAGATATGATGCTGGGATCTTGATTGCTGAGAATAGTTTATCGCGTAGGTACTCGACATCCTCAATATCGCCTACGAAGTTACCGCCTTGCAGCGTATCGATTGTTGTTTTGCTGTCGCCGCGAACAGGGATATAATAATCTTCGTCAATACTCATTGGGTTATAGCGAAGATCGACGCGACCTGTTTGTGGATCAACAATCATATTGCGCTTCATTTGATTTTGTATGCGTAACATGAACTGCTCGACATCGTCTGGATTGATGTTACCGACATCGATCTTGAATACGCGGCGATCCGGTGCGCGAACGATGCGGTACGCCATCATTGCGTCTTCTAAAAGCGTTAGTTGACGCCAAATACGGCGTGCTGGTTCCAGCACGCTTGTACCATATGGTGCATACTTATCTTGTCCAAGGATACGGAAATGTGCGATTTGCCAGTTTTCAAATGTTAAACCACCGCTGTTCCATTGATATTGGACATATGCAGGATTTGTTTTATCAAGACCTTCAAGGCGTTCAACTTCTGGCGTTGGTAGGCCAAGTACACTCTTGACACCCATTTCGGGGTCGATATCAAGATATAGGAACATATCTCCCATCTTGACCATTGTGCGGCACCAGCCATAAAGGTTGAACTCAACATTGAGAACATCATAATATAATGCTTCAAGTATACCGCGGATTTCTTGATTTGGACTCTTGACTGCAAGCATTTTTGTAATGCTGCTATGTGTTGTCATTTCGTCTGCATAAATATCAAGCGCACTTGCAATCTCGGGCGTAAATTCCATAGCGTCAAAGTCACTGTAGCGTTCTGCACGCGTTTGGTTTGCTAAAATATTTGCTTGGATTGAGTCGAATGGGTTGTAACTTGTTTTTTGAAACTGCTTACCGCTTGCGCTTGTAAACTTAAACTTATTTAGATCACGACGGCGAAAGCGTTGTTGCGCCTGCTGACGGAAGTTAACAAGTGGACCAGAGAAAAGTTTTGTTAGGCTCTTAAATAACGGCGTTTCGTCGTTTTTTACATTTCTACGGTGGTCTACTGTTCTACGATTACGATCTGCCATTTGTTATCCTTTTATAAGCCAGTTATATTCGCGGTACACATTCATAGCATTTGCTTTTTCTATTTCGCGATACGAGGCCATACCTTTTATCGAGGTATTGAGAGTTGCGTTGCTTTTAGTTATTGCTCCGAGTAATGCACGAGTATATTGTACGTCTTTTTGGCTACTTATTAAAGTTGTTTCACGTATCCAGCAGGCGATTGCAAGAGAAAGTACAAGGTCATCGTTGTACCCTTTTTGTGCTTCCGGCTTGCCGTTGTGCCAAATAAAGCGCTCAAGTTCTCGCAATGTACGATTTGAGTTTATCTTGACTGCGTCATTGCGTATCATTTCTTCCAGTTTAGCAATAATAAGTGGACGAGTCTTTACTGACGTTACGAATCCCGGCATTGCGCTGCTGTTGCCGATTGCCATGTTTGGATCAAGATATTCATGCGTACTTTTTTGTGAATAATAAATATTTGGATAGTTCATTTCTACAAGTTTATTTGCAACCGAGTATCCAATGTTATTTGTTTCAACAACAAGCATTGCGTTGCCATATTCACGGCCTACATCGTATAATAGGTGGCAATATTGGTCTGGCTCTACCTTGCCTTGATATTCTGCAACCTGCTCCATTGTACTGACGTTTATTACATGGAAAACAGAATAATCAAGGCCATCGCCGCGTGCAACGTCAGCACTTAGGAGATACTTACCTTGGTGATTATAAGGTTTCCAGATATGGTATCCGCGGTCTATCCATGCTTTATTTTTTGGTTCAGACAAACCTTTGCGTATTCGTTCCAAATACTCTGGGTCGATAACTGTTTCGCCTGAAGCGTTGAACGAAACAAGATATTCTTGTGCGATTTCGCGCTTGCTTAAGTTTTTAGTTTCATTTTCAAACCACTCTTGATCATGATCAGGGTGAACATCCCAAGGTAGGCTTGTTGGCACGAAAAGATTGCGTGACGCTTCTGCGTCGTCAAATGTACGATGGAACCAGTTACCAATACCATTTGGTGAACTTAGGGCTATACAGCCACCGCCTGTTGATAGGGTAGGATATAGACCAGCCCAGATGCTATCCATATGCTCAATATGCGCTGCTTCGTCGAGTACAAGCAAGGATACGGCCTCTGAACGACCAGCGTCTTCGCTTGTTGGAATCGCCTTAACCATCGAACCGTTGCTCAGTTCAAAACTGTTTTTGTTATCGATTGTAACCGTTGCTATCTTTAGCCAGTCTGGTATATTTTTTACCATGAACTTGACTTTTTTAACCATATTGCTGGCTGTGCTATATTTCGTTGCCATAACAAGGACGTTCTTGTCACGATAAAACAATAATAACCACGCAATATAGCCCGCGCAGATGGTAGAAATACCAAGCTGGCGGGCTTTTGCTATTACATTAAATCGGTGATCACGGAACTTCTCCAACATGTCGTCTTGGAAGTCATATGTCTTGAATGGTATTGTACCTTTCTCTGGATGGGTGATGCGTGCGTAGTTTTTTAGGAAGTAGGAGGGGTCTTTTCCACAACGGATAACTTCGCGCTTTATTTCCTCCAAAGTAAGTTGTACAGCCATGATATCACCATCTTTATTTGTCTTTACGAGTTACGTTCTTGGGCTTCACTTTGCCCTTCATCATCTTCTTGTTTGCATCCTTGATTGCGTCAAGGCGCTCTTGGGAACTGGTGCTGCCAACTGCGTCAACGTGGCCTTTTATATTTAGGACTTCAAATGCTCGCTGTGCCTTGACCATAACCTTAACACGATTGCCGGTTTCAACAAGTACCTTGACTTCGCCCATTTCTTTTAGGCGTAGTGCGCTGCCGGTAAGACGATCAAACTCTTTTTGTAGGTGGCGCTTGACATCATCAATGCGGGCTTCAACTTGCTTCTCAAACTTTTTTTGATGCAATCCGGCAACTGGCTCAATGCTATGGTATTTGATCATTAATGTGTTGCCGTGCATTGCAATACCGTAACCATCCATAACCTGCTTGTCGTTTAGCGGTTGGTCTTCTCTTTTTAGCCCAATTTCAACTGGTTTGCCATTTTCATCAATAGCGCCATCGTGTTTATTTGACGCCGCTTCATATATTGCCTTTACTACTTCGTATACGGTAAGTGCCATATTATATTATCCTTTTAGTACGAACTGATTACCGCGTTTTGTAAAAAGTTTATTTTCGTGTATAACTGTATTTGGTGCAAGATACTTATGACCACCAGTTGTTTCATCTTCTTCCGCAAACCATTTTTTTAATGCATCTGCAAGCGCTTGTTTTTCAGGGTCATCTAATGGAGTTGTCCCTGCGGTTGCTGGTATGCTATTTATAACAGTTAAAATATTTAACGATACTGGTGCTGCTGCTTCTGATAGATCTGCTGGTTTTGCTTTTAGAATTTTTTCAATAACCGATGTTGCTATTCCTAAAGCCTGCACCCTTTTTGATGGATCTATTTGTGGTGCCGGCGGTGTCGGTCCAAGACCGCCGAGGCTGGCAGGAACTGTAAATAGAGCTTTGTATATTGGACTTCTGCTAAGCGATGATCTAATTTCACGAATATCTGGTGTTTTATTTTGTGGCTCTTGTTGCGTTGCGCCTGTTTGAGCTTGGGCATTTCCCATACCTGGTGCTTGCGGAACCATCATCTGCGCAAACTGTGGCTGATTTAGTTGTGTTTGCTGACCTTGTTGTTGACCGTTTTGCGACTGCTGGCCTGTTTTTGCGCCTCTCTCTTTTCTTGTACTATTTGCAGCGCCCGCAAAGGCTAAGGCTACCTGCTTGGAATCTCCCACAAACCCTGTGCTTTGTATGAACGGAGTTAGCTCGGTCATTATTTTTTTAATGTCACCCTTATGCTTTTTTGCAAGCAAATCGGCTTGTTTTTGTATCGCATTTGCATGCGCTTCTGGAATGCGTTGGTCGATAGCAAATTTTTTGGCAGCCTCGCGTTTTTTAAGCGCGCCACCTACGCCTGCATCTCCCGCAAAAAAATCCCAAATCTTGCCAAGTAATCCTCTTTTTGCAGGACGAGGTGTTCCGGTTGGAACAGCAGTTTCACCGCCTGATGGCGTAGTTGCCGGTGGCACTGGCCCTGCTTCTGACAACTTTGTTTCTTTAACAACTAGTTTCATTTTATTATCTTCCTTCTAAATGTAGAATATAGCATTTAAAACAGGACTGGAATTTTGTAAGGTATATATCGTCGTTTCTTCTAAACGATAGCGTATTACAATACTTACAACTCCGGTCAATAACTTTATTAATTAGTTTCTTATCTACTAAAACCCCATCTATTTCACGTTTCTCTCGTTCCGAAACTTCTTTTAGATAGGCTTTTTTAACTTCCTCTATATATTCAGCTTCTTTTTCTGGATTCCAAGTGCCTTTTGGATTGGTTATTGCCTGCTCGCCATACTTTTCACGGATTGCTTTCTCAAGCGCAGCGACTTCATCTAACTTCCACTTCATCTGGGCCTACTTTGCTATTGTTAGTGTTAACTTTATTGTGCTGGCTATTACTAATCCACCAACTACTATACCTGCTATAAAACTTCCAGAAGTTAGCCAACTATTGAACTCGGCTTCCTTACTTAATCTATTTATTTCTGTTTTATTTAGTTTTAAAAGATCTTCGTACTTTACTTTATTTATATTAAGTTCTGCTTCTTTTTTCTTTACTTCTGTTTCTAATTCTAACTTGAGTTTCTTTTGTTCGGTTTCAGCAAAAAGCCTCAGTTCTTCTTTTTCTCTATCTTGTCTTGCAATCAAATCAGCCAAACTATCAGTATGGAAAAGATAACCTTCAAACGGTGCCTCTTCACCGGCAGATAACTCAACAAAATCACCAGCCTCCTCATTTTCTTGAGCATAAAGTGGCATGCCAAACAGATAAACTGTCAGCACAAAGAGACTGGTGATTTTTTTAAATGACATTACTTGCGGCGACCTTTTGCTTTTTCTTTGACGCCAAGTTTCTTTTCGATCTTTTTCTTGAAGGCCGGCTTGTCTTCCTTGGCCAGTTTCTTTAGACTCTTTGCTTCTTCTGCTGCTTTCTCTTGCGCCTTTTGGAGGGCCGCAGCCTTCTTGGCTTCAAGTGCCTCTAAATCTGCTACTTTTTGGGCCTCTAGTTCAGCATTTTTGGCCGCTAATTGCTCTTCTGCTGCCTTGCGAATAAGTTCCTCTTGACGAGCAAGAGCCTCCTGTTCTGCCTCTCCTGTTACATGCTTACGGAATGCAACAAGGGCACCAATCGTTGCCGTTACAATAAGAAGAACAGTTAGTTTTGTCTTCATAAATAGATCCTTTAGTTTTTCCATTTTATTTTCCTATCTGCCGTCTTGTGCGGCAACTGTTTGTATACTATACCTGAATGCTGGCGAAGTTTTCACGCTTCTCAATATTGATCTGCATGTCCACAGCATCTTTTAATATATCTAGATGCGAGATTAAAAAAACAACCTTAAAATATCCTTTGATAATATCAAGAATGCGGATAAACCCTGCAAGATTATCGGCATCAAGCGAAGTTCCAGGCTCGTCCATGATGAAAAAGTCGCTTCTTGGGAGACTGGACACGGTTAGTAGTGCTAATCTGATCGCGATTGAGGCAAGGCTCTTCTCGCTGCCGCTGCCCATTTCAAGTGGGCGTGGATCGTATTTGGGGTGTTTGATCATAATATCAAGTTTGTCGTCGTCATTCACCAAAAATACTTGAAAGTCAACGATATTTGTTAATATTTTGTTTATTTCGCTGTTGATAACAGGAAGTTTATTTTTGATAACCTGATACGAGATACCGTTTGGATGCATTGCCTTCAAGTAGAGATCATATGCGGCAAATTGACGGCGTTTTTCAAGAAGTTCTAACTTCTGTTCTTCAAGAGTTTCAAGACGACTGGTCTGATAGCCGCTGTCGCGGTAAACCGTTGTGATTTCTTGGTTTAATGAGTTTAGTTTCATTTCAAGATTGTGAGTCTTAACCTTATAGCCTGCTTCCCTGATGATTAGATCTTCAAGTTCGGCGCTTTCTTCCTTGCGCTTGTTCATTTCGTCAACTTGCGCTTGATATTTTGCGATTTCTTGCTTGTTGTCGGCAAGTTTTACATTGTGCTTTTCGATTGTAAGTTGAATATTTTTTTCTTCAAGAGCAATCTTTTGTAGTAGTGATTGTGCGCTGTTCCACTTGGCAATACGGTCTTCGAGATTGAGTGCCCGTAATGGCGCTATTTCGGCCTCTAAACCCTCTACCTTGACTCCCAACTTGGCCCACTTGATCTCGTGTTCTGGGCGTTCTGCTGACGCTTCGTGGGCGTCCTTGATAAACTTACAGCTGGTGTATTGATTGCCGCAAGGTACGCCTTCAAGAAGACCAATGCGCTTCTCGATAGCGGCAGACTTCTGGCTATCAAGCCGGTATTGCGCTTCAAGTTCAGAAAGACTCTTTGTTAGTGAGTCAAGTTTATTTTTTTGTTCAAGCAATGACGCAATATCCTCAGTTACTTCAACATTCTTGCGCTTTTCGTCTAACTGATTTAGTTTGGTATTGCCTTCACGGATCCATTGCTCGTATGTAGACTTTGACGCTTGTAGTGAAGAAAGGCGGATTACTGAATCCGACATGTCTGGCCGGTTTACTTGGATAGCATAAATCTTTGACTGTGTTTGCAGTAGATCATTGCGCGCTTCTTGTAATTCGCCGTTTAGGTCTGTTATTTGTTCTTTTGATTGACGGATTGCAACTTCGGCAGTCTTGATAGTTTCTTTTGTTTTTTCGATTTCCGCGTCAAAATCAGTATCGTCATGTTTTTTTAGATACGCTTTTACTTCGGCAGCATCACTCTTTGCGAGTTTAAACTTACTTTCAAAAATATCAAGATCAAGGAACTTAGCAAGAATGGTCTTGCGGTTCGTGCTGCCTTCGTTGATAAATGCAAGGCTATCGAGTTGGCTTGCCATGCTGGTTAGAAGGAAGTCGTCAACAGAACCCACATATCTACGGATAATCTTGTCAGTATCGCTACGGTCCAAACCAGTAAGAAGTTCTTCATTTTCGGTGGTGAATTCAACATCAGTCTTGGCCTCAACGGTTTCTACACCCTTGCTTTTTTTGGTATACTTTGCGGAGTTTCGCTCAACTACATATTCATTGCCGTCAATATCAATAGTGAGTTTTCCACGACCCTTCTCACGATTTTGATTAATAATATTTAGGTTCTTACGATTGTTCTTTGAAGTTGTGTTGAATACTGTATAGAGCAGTGAATCAAGAAAACTGGTCTTGCCTTCACCGTTCTTGCCAAGGATACCAACAACGCCGCGAAGTTTAGAAAAGTCTACACGGTTACCTTCGCCGTAGTTAAATAGGTTATCCCACTCAAAGTCTTTAACTGACCATGTCACATTGCGGGCAACATCTTCGCTCTGCTCAACCTCAACAGAATATTTTTTATTCATGTTGTAGATTTTTTCAAGAGTTTCGTTGTCGGGATTGTAATCCTTTAGGAACTCGCGAATCATTTCCTCTTGGACATCGGTCGTGCGTAAGTTGAGTGTCTTTGAGAGATTTGAAACTTCTTCAAGTGTTTCTTTGTTTGTAATGCTCTTGTTGACATAGGTAACGCTCTCTGGCTTGTAGCGAGCCTTTACCGCGTCAATAGCAGACTTTACTTTATCAATAGATAGGCTGAAATCTGAGATAAGTCGGATTCTTGCGCCCTTTGGTAGCACAGGTTCGCTTGCAAGAGAGCCGTCGATCCACAGTGGAATACTGGCGAATGGTTTTGGGTTTGGGATTTTGACGCTATCAACATGGAACTTTTCTTTGTCTTCGATATGCCAGATAAGAAAACCCTTGTCATCGGTTTCACCAAAGTTTTGTTGGATTGTGCTACCGGCGTAGCGCATACGCCCTTCGTCGTCTACTTTTTGGTTTGTAAGGTGGATATCGCCAAGCAGGGCATAGTCGTGACCTTCAAAGATCTCAACGCTATCGTCGCCGTGTTCAATAACATAGCCGGTATCAGTCATTACCCCACGAATAGAGCCGTGATATAATGCAATATTTATTTTATTTGCGTCACTTGGCGCACACCAGTTTTCTTTATCAAAGATACTCAATACATTTAGTACAGTATTGTTTCCAATATCGTATTGGCCGCTTTTGTAAAGATAGTGAATGCGTTTGCTCTCAATAGCCTCAACGATTGGGCTAATGGAATCAAGGCGGCGGTTGTTGCGTAGGTTAGTATCGTGATTACCGGCAATAATATATGTTGGAGCAATATCGCCAAGGTTTTTTAAAAAATCAACAGCAAGGCTTACTGCTTCCGGCGTTAGTTGTAACTTGCTATGAAATAGATCGCCTGTATGGACAATGTAATCTACCCCTTCTTCCTTGCAGCGTTCATATATCTTACTAAATACTTCTCTGTATTCGTCGTGACGCTTAGTGAGCAAAATGTGGGTGTCGCTTATGTGTGCAATCTTGGGCATGTGCCCTCCAAATGAAAATGGCTCTGCCGAAACAGAGCCAAGTATACATTAGGAAGTTGTTAGATTCAAGCGTTTTTTCGCTCTTTCACGACAAGTTTGAGGTGGTTTTTTGGTTTGTCTTGGATTGTGTCAAGTGAAGGGTTGGCTTCAAAACCGGCTGGCGTCTCTTCGTCCCATGCACCAGCATCTATTTGTGGTTCTGTCTCTGGTTCTTCGCCTTTGCCGCCTGGTACGAGTGTTAGACTGCCCTTGCTTACTTCTTTTACGATTAGTTTCATGGTTAGATACTCATTATTTTGTTAATAAGCAAGTGGTCTGTATTCTTGATTGGTTGTGCTGCTAACTTGCGCTTCAAGAATTCTTCTTTGCTCATTTCACCAACATCTTTATATGGCTTGATTTCTACTTTATAGATTTCGATTCCATATTTAAGTAGTGACTCGATTAGGATATTTGCTTTTTTTTCTGCGTCTGGGTCAAGTGCTATGTAAATGGCTGGGTCATGGCGGATAATCTGCTTGAACAGTTTGCTATCTTCACGAAGCGTCGATCCAAGCAGTGGAATACTATTCTCCACCTTGATTGCGTCAAAAACCCCCTCAACAAGGACAATATCACTTTCCCAATCAACCATTAGTTCATTAAATACAATATCCTTGCTCTCTGGTGGGTTCGTATACTTCTTCCAGTTGCCGGTAAATGTACGAGCAACAAAATAGTTGCACTCACCGGCTGAACTAAACGATGGAGCAATGATACGACCCTCGTATTCACCACTTCCGGCATAACCAAGTTTCCAGCGAAGGATGTCTTGCCTGTCAATACCCCGTTTACTTAGGTAGTTTAGTGCTGCGTTGGCTGTTAGGCTAAACTCTCGATTGCAAAGTGAGACAAACTCTGCTGGGAGTTCTACAACTTGCTCTTTTTCTTCTACAACAGTGTTGTCAGATAACAGGATTTTTTCAAAATCGCTTACTTCAACCTGACCAGTAAGTTCTTTCCAGGTATGTTGCTGAAGAAATGTACCAAAACGCTTTACAAGCCGGGAAACAGGGCCAGCAGCGTCACAAATCCAGCATTTATACTTGTCCTTGACAAGATTTACGCTAAGTTTCTTTTTGTGGTGGCTACACCATTTGCAAAAAAACAAATATTCATTTCCGCTGCGTTGACAACTGCCTAAGATTTCTGCTACGATGTCGAGTTTTGATTTTGACACAGTAAGTACCCTGCTTTCGCGATAGTTAGGCTATCGGCACGGTCGAAGGAACCCTGAACTGGGTTATCGAACTTGGTGTACTGTACCGTAAACTGTGGCTCGTTGTCAAGCCAGTGCTTTAGAGTTATTTCTTTTGCATCCCCACCCTTTGGAACATTTATTCCGACCATTTTTCGTGCTTGACGGCAGGCTATATACTGTGGTCTAATAGAGAAGATTTCGTAGCACATCCAGGAAAGTATACCATTAAACCGGTTGAGGGTCATAATCGTATGCGCACTACTCTTGCCTTTGCTCATTACATTAAGGGTTTCTTCTATGAATATCTTAGTTATACTGTATTTGTTTTTTATAGTACTTAGTAGTTCTTTGGCTGCTACGCTCTTATCAAGAAAGTCTGTGTATTTATCTTTGCGGAGATCAAGCATTCCGCATTCTACTATTGTAGTGCCATCAAGAATGGTGTATCCTGTTATGGAAGTACTGATATCAAGTCCTAAAATCATATTACATAATCTTCTGGGTTGGCATTCACAGCCACTACCTTATATTGATTGGTATTATTTAAGGCTGGTGCGTCAAGTGTAACACATAAAACACCAGATATTTCAGTTAAATGGCTATGCATTATGTCTTTTACCCAATAGTTATTTTCTCTAATAGATACATCATACATAATATAGTCAAGCGAAGCCACTGGAAAGGCATCCCCTCCCAGTTGTGTCAATGGAAGAAATATAGTTGCCTGTCCACCAGCATCAAAGGAACCAGTTTGTATGTATTTTAGGCGGTTTACTGCATTTTTAGTTGCTTCTACGGCACCAGCAAGATCAAGAGGACTTGGGACCCAGTAGCCGTCACGAAACTTTAGATAATCGTCATTTACGGCATTACTGGCCGAAACGTCAAGGAGGGCGTTGATTGATGCGCTAATGCTTGTATCGTAAATAACACTTGTGTTAACTTCTGTAACATTAAACTGTCTGGCGGTAACTGCGCCGCTAACTTCAAGATCGCCACCAATATATGTATTACTGGCACTCAGTGGTACGCCAATCGTTACCGAGCCAGAGGCAATGCTTCCGCTAACTTCAAATAGTTTATTGCCTTGCGCGTCTTCTTTGCTTATATTTTTCTTAAAAAGCGCGTCACTTAGAAATTTTACTGGTTTATTTGCCATCTATGGTCCTTCTTTGCAATATAAATAGTCAATAGACTACTTAAACCACTCAACAACATTTAAATATTCATACCAGTTACGATCTTCGCGCTTTTGTTTGCTTTTTATTTTACGAGCCTCGGTTACAAACTCTTTGCTGATACCTTTTAGCTTGACTTTTCTATCTAAAACAAGTAAAGTTATGTCAATAAGACGAATTATTTTTTGTAAATGGGCTTTTTTTTCAAAATTTGACATTTTTTCTACATTTTCTTGATATTTTTTAGAATCCTGCAGTGTAATGTAAAATAAGTTAGCAATCCTGTTTAAACTGAGCGCGTTTTTTAACATTTTTGAATCTCTTCTGTTATAAATTCTTTAAATTTGATAAGTTTTTGTTTTGTAACTTCTCGCGCTTTGATAATATCTGCTTTTTCTTTATTATTTGTAATAAAGACATATTGTTGTATCATTTCTTCAAGCATTTGTATGTATATTTGCATAATATAAATAGAAAGGGCCAGGGATTTCTCCCCAGCCCAGTCTACTAAACTTTTAGTTTATATTACCAGCTGAACTTGCCAGCCTTCTCATTTACTGCGAGTAGGCGGTAGTGGGTTGCTTCGGTGAGCGCATCAATTTGAACCTTGACTGCTTGACCGTCGACAAACATATGAACGGCAACTAGGTCGTTCATCCATTCGCCGCTTGCATCTTTGACCATAACATCAAGTGCGATGTAGTCGATGGAACCGATATCGAACATACCTTCTGCACCCTCAGCGGTTAGGCTGATGATTGCTTGACCTGATGCAAATGCACCGGTCTTTTGAACGCGGAGGTCTTCGTATGCAGCAATAACGGCAGTCTTGTTATCACCAACGTTGGTGTCAAGGAGTTTGATTGCCTTGGCAACATCGTAGTAACCTGCACTCTCTGCACCGGTGATAACGACGAGTGAACCAGAAGCAGCAACTTTAAGTAGTGCGTCTGCTTCAACGTTAGCCGCAAAGCTTGCAGCACCTGCAACATCTAGAGTGCTATCGAGGCCAACTGCACCAACAACATCAAGGGTGCTGTCAAGTGCAACTGCACCAGCAACATCTAGTGTTGAAGAGGCGGTAACTGCACCGGTTAGGGTTGAAGCGCCATCAACAGTTAGGGTGCCACCAATTTCTGCATAACCATCGGCTGAGAGGTTGCCACCGGCTGAGATATCAGAAGTTGCTGAAACGCCACCGGTGATTGTTGCACCACCACCTGAGATGGTGAGGCCGGTGTCGGTTAGGGTTAGACCACCAGCGATTGATGCTGCTGCGCTAACGCTAAGTCCTGCTGTTGCGGTTACTGCGCCGTCAAAGTTTGCTGCGCCGTCGATTTGTAGTTCATCTTCGCCGGTGATCTTGCCAGCAACGCCGAGGGTGCTTGATAGTGAAGCTGCATCCATCACTGATAATTCACCAGTGATGCTCATGTCGCCTGCAACTGAACCGCTGCCTGCAACCGCTAAGTCGTGAGCAAGATTTACTTTCTTGTTCATATTCCAGCTGTCGTCAAGGGCTAAATACTCAAGTTTTGCATCTGCACCTTCAAGTTTGAAACCACCTTCGTCTGCTGCCGCTGCATTTGCTGCACCCTTTGCTGCAATGATAAGGGTATCGGTAACTTGGAGGTCTGAGCGGCTGATTGCATCAATTTGGCCGAGGACTTCGAGGTTGCCTTGGACGGTTAGTTTGCCACCGACATATGCGTCGTTAGCAACTGATAGTGCGCTTGCTGAAACTTGGACTGCTGAGGCGTCAAGGGCTGCGCCGGTGATGGTCATGCCGCTTTCTGCTGCAACTGCTGCTTCGAATGTTGCTGCGCCTCCGACATCAAGAGTACCTTGTAGATCTGCTGCACCAACGAGTGTTGATGCTCCGCCAACTGATAGTGCGTCGGCAATTGCTACGTCATGTTCAACTGATAGACCGGCTGAACCTGAGATAATTGCGCCTTGTTTTGCTTGTAGTTCAACTAGAACTTTTAATGGATTAGCTGCCATTCCTTACTTTCTCCTTGCCCTCGCGAGGCGTGTGTTATAAAATACTACTAAAATTCAATTACTTCGCGTAAACGGATAAGATAATCATCTACGCTGTTCATACTTTTTGCGACATCTACTGCCATAGTACCAGATGGAATCGTTGGATCAACCGAGTGTAGGTCGACCACTGAACTTGACAAAAATGCAACAACTGAACCGCTTACTAACTCTGGTGATATAAATAGTTTGCCAGAATTATAAACATACGAAATACTTGCGCTATTTTGCCCGCCCTCTTTTGCAGTAAAGAACTGCGGTGTACCGATATAGAAATTATTTTGGATGTTTGCTGTATCAAGTACAACATTATCGGCGTACAATGTGCCATCGACGGATAGTTGACCTATGACATCAACATTCCCGCTTAGATATGAGTTACCTGCAACATCAAGGATGCCATCAACCTGCAATGCACCGGCTTGTGCATAACCGGCGTTTTGCATCACTCCACCTACTTCAAGATCGCCTTCAACTATTGCATCGCGTTTAACATGCAGACCTGTGCTTCCGCTTATGGAGCCGGAAACCATTAGGCCTTTTTTCATCGTAACCTTTTCGTTTATGAAAAGGTCACTAAGTACTTTCAATGGATTGAATGCCATTAAAAAATTTTCCTTGCCATACAAGGCCGCAATTCTACTCTTATATAATAATTAGTTTCTTGAAATATATTTTTATTAAATATCTGACCACGCTGCAAACTCAGGTAGAGATTTTAGGTACGTATAGACTTCTACCCAAGAAACACCACCAGCATTTTCTATAAAATATTGCTTTTGCTGAACTGGCTCGCCTTGTGTCTCTCTTACTGATCGTGTCGCATAAAAATTTACAATTGCGTCAGTGTCATATTTTGTTGATGTCCCCACCATTATACGCGCATAGCATTGTGGATAAATTTCTTCAATCCCGTCTTTTTGTATTGTTAGGTTGCCTGTAAGTGCCATTGTATTCTCCTTGTTCGTATTATGCACCAATAATTAGTCGAGCAGAGCCACCAGTTGTTGTAAAAGAGCTAACTGATGCAATTTTTGTTGGATCTGTTGTTTTATCTGTGCATTGTAAAGATCCTGCCAACGATACTGCGCCGGTTCCAAGACCTGTTTTCTTAGATATAACTAATTTGCCGCCCGATATTGTATTTGGACCAGTATGAGTATTCGCCGATGACAGTGTCCAAGTGCCAGTACCTTGTTTTGTGAGGCCAACTCCTGTGCCACCAATGGTCGTGGATATTACACCAGTCGACGTACCGGTAAGACCTACAGCAGAACCAGAAGATGAACTTATTATTCCATTGCAAGTTAAAGTTCCTGTACCTGATGCATCAAGAAAACCTAGAACTGTAAAGTCTCTATTTGTTGAAGCAGTTGGGCCTGTATATTTTAATGTTGTACCACTATAAAATGGCGAACCACCAGGAGCCGTTCCTAAAGCAGAAGGAACTCCAATATTTGCAATATTATTTATTTCTAAAGTTCCGTCATAAAAATTAATCCCACGGTCATATGTACTAAGTCCTGTTAGTACAAGTGTGCCTGCTCCTGTTTTTCTAAAGTTTTCATATGATACGCCACCGACACCTTGATTTGTTATTGTACCAGAGAATGTAACTCGCGTATTTGCAGCAACATCAAAAATAGTTGGAGCGCCAGTAAAAGTATAAACATTTCTTGAAGTAGTTAAACCGTTTGCCCCAGCTGTAAAGAGTACGCGAATATCACCATAGGTAAAATCACTAGTTAGATTAATTTGGCTTGTTCCACCAAGAGCATTTGCATTTGTTACATAAAGAAATATTGAGCGAATTTCTGTGCCAACATATTGGCGTGTCTGCCTAACATTTATGGTGCCATGGGTTCCCGCTACTCCTAGAAATACGCTATATGGATCTGTTCTAGCAGCGTCAAATGTAGAATCCGTTATATTTAGGTTTCCATTATTTGTAATAGTGCCAGAACCAGTAATAGTTTGGCTTCCTCTGCTGCTTGGATTTAATATAGAAAGCGAAGCAACTGTAACAGCACCATTGACTGTCGCGGTTGATGTATTTTGAGCGGTACTGAATGTAACATTGTCGCCATTATAGAAGCCAGTTCCACCACCAGAAAATGTAAAACCACTGTTTTGGTTATCATACCATAGGCCGCTTACTCCACCATTCCATGTAAGATTTGCAAGAGTTGCCTGTGGTGTTATATAAATAGCCGTAGATGTACTTCTAACTGTACCACTACCAATACGAGGATTAGCACTATCGGTCCAAGCCAACGCAAGAAACACGCTTGGGGGTGTAGATGTTGCAAATGTAGCGATTGCGTACTCAACGCCAGCCTTCCAGCCAGTACCAGTACACCTAACCCCGAAACTGCCGAGAGCAGAGAATGTACCGGTTATAGCTATCTTGGAAGCTATATTTGTGTTCGGGTCAGCACCAGCTGAGATGATTGATATCCCTGCGGCAGCTGTTACACTGCCGGAAATGGCAAGTGTTTGTCCTCCGCTGCCATTTCCAGAAATAAAATTACCGCCCTCGCCAAAGCCTATATTGCCAATAATGGTTCCCGTACCATCCAAATAAGTAGGAGATGTTGAGATGCCACTTACGTCTAATTTGCCTAAAACAACTAAACCACTTACTGTGTCTAGATACGTTGGCGGAGTATTAAACTTAACACTACCGGCTCCTGTAATATATAACATTTGGCCGTTTAATCTTAAATCATAAATATTTAAAGTAGAGTTAACGTCAGCTGTGAGATACGCGCCTCGCGTTAATGTTATTCTACCACCGAACGCAGGGGTTGTTGCTATATTTGGTACTGTCAATGAACGTAATGTGCCTCCTAAGCTCATTGGACCTGTTGTAATCGTCGATATATTTCCGTATAAACGTAATTGGGCACCATCACTAATAGTAGTTGTTAGTGTTGCCGTTGTTGTAGATAGTGGATTATTGGTTGTGTAGGTTAGCGAGCCACCTTGAATGTTTATCGGAGAAGAAGTTTTATTTCCTCCCGGCCCTGCAAACGTTTGATTGTTTGAACCAATTTTATTTATTGTAATTGTTCCGGTACCGTTTTGTATACCGCTATGGTATCCATCGTTTGCATAATCGCTGCCAATATAAGTTGTACCTTGAAGAGTAAGAGGACTGCCGCCGGTAATTGCGCCAATACGTACATCTCCTGACAGGGTTACACCAACTTGGTAATCGGTATCAAATGTAGCATTTTGTAAAGTGTAATCGGATATGGTTGTCGTACCAGCGATGAAACGAAAGATACCAGCGAATTGGGAAGCATTAAGGGTATTGTAATTAAGCCCTAGAGCACCAGCTCCTTCTCTGCGAAATATTGCCGTTTTAGGACCAGTGATTACGCCGTTTAACGAATGTGATTTATTAACAGAAATGGTAACTTCGCCTGCATTTGGTATATTGAATTCGCCACTAAACGTTATCGGAGGAGCAGAGCTACCAGCAAAGCCTAAATTAACAGAGGACTTTATTATAAATTTATTTGGAACAACATATACGTTGGTACTAGCGCCAGTTGTAATTCCAAATGAACTATTTCCAGTTAAATTTTGAAATGTAATTGGACCCGTACCTAGAGTATCTCCATCAAAAACGGGACTTATCCAGCCACCGTTAACATCGATGCCTCCAGAAAAAGTATTAACTTGACCAGATACTCCGCCAAGACCGAGCATTCCAAGACCGGTTTTTACAATCTTACCAGTACCAGTTATAGTTGGTGTTGAAATTCTAAAAGCTCTTGTTGTATATGTTGTTGGTGAAATTTCACAATAAATTGTCGTAGTTCCATCGATTGGAATTTGATAACCACCTGCAATTGTCCATGGAAAAAATGTACTTGTAGTATCGAATGCATTAATGTTTCGAGGAAATTGAGTTAGGCTTAAGTTATTTTGTAAAGTTAAAGTTGCTTCTGCTGAAAGATTAAAATTATTTAAATTTAATGTATCCGTAGAAGAAGGCAAAATAGCTGTCGATGCACCATCTCTGAGCCATCCGCTAGTTGCGTTCCAGTTTCCACCTGCTGCACTTGTACGTGTATATACGGCCATTATAGTTTACTCCATTAACTTAATAAGATTTTAAAAGCACTGCCCTCTTGATATACAGCGCCAGCAGTAAAGCTCGTGTTGTTTGCTATTGTTATATTTGTTGCACTGCCTGTTAGCGAACCTGTCCAAGTTATTAGAGTCCACACGCCAGCAGCATTAAATACGCTCGTATTTAATTCTATCACAAGACCACTGTTTATGTTTATGTTTCCGGTAACTTCAAGTGTGCCGCCAATTTGTATCGGTGGACCTAATATTTTTTTAATAACTTTAACTAATGGCATTTTTGCTTTCCTTGTTTATTTTATAATACACCTTTAATAGTAAAGTATGCCTTGCTGCCGGTTGTTGTTGAAATTACTGTTACAAGATCATTTGCGGATACCGACGTTGGGAAGCTTGACGACACACTATTTTTCATAACATATGCACTTGCTGCGCCGCTACCTGTATATTGTGAGAAAGCTTGCATTGTAAAGGCTCTTGGGCTAAGATAGTTTAATAATTCGCTGCCGCTTGTGATACTACCAGTAACTTCACCGGCAATATCATATGGAGTACCGGTAATATTAGCGCCGTCACCAACAAATGATCCACGGAATTCTGCCGATCTTGCAGCAGGATATATTTCCATTTCGTCATTTACAGCGTCATAGATAATACGTGCGTCTTCGCTTGGTACACTTCCAAATTGGATACCTGCTCCGTTTAGTACGGTTGCGTCTGTTGCACCGCTTGCAATAAGGATATATTTATCTGTTATTTCAAGGTTGGTGCTATTGACACTTGTTGTTGTACCGTTGACGGTCATGTTACCGGCCACCGTTAGGTTACCATTAACTGCTGTAGTTCTTCCCGAAGCACCAATATTAACAGCGTTTGTATTTGTTGTACCAATATTAACGCTGCCGCTTGCAGTTCCGCCTGTACCGCCTCTTATTGTAACCGATCCGCCTGTTCCCTGTAGTGAGTTAGCGGCACCCCCCGCAAGTGTAATGCCGCCAGCAGTGTAGGAACCAGAAGTATTTGCCGTTCCTCCAATTATAGAATATGAAAAGCCGCTACCAGAATTAAATCCTACTGGCTGTAAAGTTGTGGAGAATGAAGGATTTGTTGTTATAATTGTCGAAGTAGTACCATTTATACGAGTAAGTAATGAAATGGATGTCGTCCATATATCACCATTTACGGGTGAAGTTGGATTAGATCCTGTGGGAATATTTAATGGTGCGCTTGCGGTGGTGGAAGCACGAAGTGTTTGTTTTGCCGTAAATGTATTACTGCCTGTTGTCGCATATGGTGTCAAGTCTTGCTGAATACCGGTAAGGCCGCTGCCGTCGCCAACAAATGTTCCGCTAAAGGAAGCCGTTACGCTATTAAGACTAATATTGTCCTTTAGGATAATTGGATCAAGCGAAGTTCCGCTGCCAGTTATATTACCAGAAGAAGAAACAGACGAGATGCCAGCAGAAGCACCAGGAATATATTTATCCTGTGCTGCGTTATATACAAGCGTCTCGCCGTCTGTGGGCAGGGTTGTTGAAATAGGAATATTTTGAATGCCAACTACGATTGGGGCCATAAAAGACCCGCTTAGGTCTCCATTATAAGCAGACGCGCCTCTAATACCGTTTATTGTTACACTCATCTAAAATGGTTCCTTGAACCAATGGTTCGAATAAATATAAAGGCATGAATAGTCACACTACGCATGCCGCCTTTATATAATTAGTTTCTAAAATAAGTTTTTTTATCTCAAACTTCCAAGAATTGTAAAATATTCATTTGCTGATGCACTTGTTGCGTAGACCGACAAAACATCCCCAGCGCTCGCTGTGCGAGCTGAGGAGGGAACGAACACAACATTGTTTATTCTATATTGAAAGTTTGGTGTAGATTCTGAGGCTGAAGTAAACGTCATATTTCTTGGAATTTTAAAGGTCAACACAGAACTGCCGCTTGTGTAGGAACCAGAAATCTCTGCAGCGATATCGTATGGCTGGCTATAGGACTGCCAGCGGTTGGTCGAAGAATTCCAAGCAATAAGCTGAAAATCTGTACCAGTAAAAGGAGCTAAAGACCCAGTGCCGCTTGCAATATAGAGAGCGCCGCTTGTAAAAGAAGATAGCCCTGTTCCGCCGTGTTCTATCGGTATTGTTCCTATTATGTTGTCGGCCTTAATGCCTATTATTTCATTACCATTGCCGTGAAAATAGGAAGCAGATACATAAGAAGCAGTTACGCGTGAAGCCGTTACATAAGAGGCAGTGACATCGCCTAATAAAGTAATAGAATCTTTTAAGACGAATGGATCAACGGCAGTCCCACTGCCAGTTAAATTGCCGCTTACAAAAGTTTGTATACCAGATAATTGACTGCCATCGCCATAGTATATTGAGGCCGAGACGTGCGATGAGGCTGTTAATGTGGATACAGAAGCGTCTGCATTAAGTGAGGCAGTGCCGTTTTGTACAGTAATGCTACCGCTACCGGTAATACTATTATGTATATATTCCTGCAAACTTGTTATTTGGCTTGCGGTTATAAATAACCCTTCCCCGCTGCCGGAGAAAGAGGAAGCGCTTACGCTTGAAGATACATATAGTGTTCCGCTTACAACCTGGTCGGTTGTAAATGTATTTACCGCACCAGTAAGAGCGTATTTTGTACCGTCTTCTACAGATGCCGCAATAACTCCACTTAAGTGGCTACCATCACCATAGTATGAACCGCTAAAATAGGCTGATTCGACATAACCACCGCTTATATGTGAGGAGGTAATATGCTCTGTTGTTAGCCTTGGAAATACCTCCAACGAGTTAGAACTACTTATAAAACGAATATGCGCGTGTGATCCTAAATCATCATATGTGTCAGGACCAGTGCTGCCACTTCCCCACTGTATACCAGAACCATCAAGCGAGGCGTGATCTGTTGCTCCACTTAATATAACAAGATATTTATCACCAAAGTTTACTTGAGTTCCACTAACATAGTTTAGCACACCGATACTTGCTGTACCTTGGACATAAATATTGGAGGCGGTTACACTTGTTACAGAAATATTACTTGCCAAGCTCATTGTTGGGTACTGCGAAGTACCTGTTTTGACAAGATTTGTGCTTGCAGATATATCTAATACTGCTGCTGGTACGGATGCAGCGATTGTTACCGAACCAGAGCTATTTGTTATACTTATATTAGCGCCCGCAGTTAGGCGATTTGCAATAAACTTGCTACCACTTGATATTAATAGTTGCCCCTCAAGCGTTGGTTCAACGTCAATACCGCCCTTGCCCATTATATAGGAGTTTGATCCGGTATCCCATATAACTGCATAGTTGGGCGTGCTATTGCTGCCGCTTAATACGCGAAAAGAATTGGTTGTGTCAGCGATAAGTAAGGTGCCGGGGGTCAAGGAGCCTGTACCGATACCGCCGCTAACAACAGGTATGATCGATCCAATCCGTATATTTGGCCTTAACGGGTCAGCCGAGCTGTTTGTTAGCGGTGTATCTACCGTTACATTGTGTATAAGGCTTGAGGTTAGATCAGAGAGAATATATAGTTCATAACTACCGTTGCCTTGCGAAACTAATACACTACCAGATAGATCAAGCGAGGACGATGCTTTTGTTATAAGCTCAAAAAGAGTTTGACCTTTTGTGTTATCTGTTATAATTCCTGGTACTTGAAATGTTAGTTTCATTTAGCTACTCTTTATACCGAGCCGGTTGTTATTAGTAAGTCTGCAAATAGCACTCTGCCATTACCATAGGCAAATAAATCGGTTCCGTGTGCGATAAATTCGTATCTGCCTGCTGGGCAGCTCGACGTTTCCATTATAAATGTTTGCGGTTCTGTGTTCGTTATAGAGGCAGATGCAGCTATAAATGAGCCGCTTTCAAGAGTTAACGTTAACTCTTCGCCAGCGACTGAGATTCTTGCTTGGCCAACTATAACCATTTTATCATAGACAGCTGGGCTTGTTCCTTGTGGAGCATATGTCCATTCGTTTAATACAACTTTACTATTCTGGAAGTTATATGCATTTACAGCAAGGCTCTTGATCGTATTTGGATAGATAAGATTTGGCAGCGAAACATCTGAACGAAGTGCGCTATTGTAGGTTAGCATAGCAGATACTTCGCCATACATACCACTTGTTAATATATCCTCGGAGCCAGTTACATATATAACATGACGCATACTTGCTATTTGAGCCTCAGAGTTGTATATAACGCCTGGTGGCAGTTTTATTGTGTAATCTGTATGTGAAACGCTTGCTTCTGGTAAATGGCTTATTTTAATATAGCAATCTTTGTTTGTGCTATTCTGTATAAGCACATCGACGCAGGCGCGAAGGTATTGTTCGTTATAGTTTAAGTCTGGTATTAGGTTTGTTTGTGCTAAGTCAAGACCTTGGAGTTCGCTACCACTAAATATACTTGAACTAACGTGTGTTGCGCGGCAATAGGCATTTATTTCTTTAAGATAGTTAGTACTTTGGCTAATACTGCTTGTTATTTGTTCAAGCGCAGCGGTTAAATAGTTATATGTACGATCTGCACTTTGGCTTAGAGCAACGAGCGTTACATTAGAAGCAGTAAGTTGGTCGTGTGAGGCGGTGAGAGTATTGTAGATAACAACCTCACTGCTTGATATATCAGTTAATAAATCATTTGAAGAGCTTATAGAGCTGCTAATACTTGATAGGTATCCGCTGGAAGCGGTTAAGTGATCATAACTGGCGGTTGCGTAGTTATATGAAGCGGTAAGTTGGCTATATATTTGCTCTAATGAGCTGGATATGTCGGTACTTGACGAAATATTCGCTAAACTGCTACTGATATCATTTATGCTGCTTGTGAGATAACCAAAATCATTTATTGTCACAGATGAAGATACAAGCTCCGCAAGAGAATATGGCAATACACGTTCGTCGCTACCACTTCCGCGTTTTACAACCAATAGACTTTGACTAACTTGCGCATCATCTATTACAAAAAATGGATCTCTATTTTCTGCCATATTTATATCTCACTTTATATTTCTTCGTATACGCTACCTACTGATTCAACTGTATTTAATAATATCGTATTTTGGTCTACTTGGTTAGTACTTGGAGTACCAGGAGATCTCCAATATATATATTTATTATTAGCTGTGTTTCTTGCTCTCATTAACCAAACAATGGTACTTAGTTTATCAGGATAAAACTTTCCCATTCTCTGTAGGTAGACAAGATCTGCGCTAGCTCCACCTTGAGACAATGCCGTAGCTGGCATTCTCTGTAGGTAGACAAGATCTGCGCTAGCTCCGCCTTGTGCCAATGCTTCTGACGGCATTCTTTGTAAATAAATCGCATCAAGGTTCGCCGCCAGCATAGCAACACTAGAAGACTCCTCTTGGATACTGCCCGTTACATACTGAAATGACGCACTATCATACAATATAAGTGCATTATCTGGCCAGAGAGAAGTACTGCCCGAAGCTAAATAATATTCTGACATATTTTATTATAGATCTGGAGGCGCATCGGAATTAAATGGGAACCAGATACCTCCTAATAATATTCTATCGTAATATAAGCCTGTTCTGCCCATCGAACCATTAAAGCCACCTGCAGGGCCTAACTTAACATCCGCAATTCGACCTGCGTATCTAATTTTTGTACCAGCAGAAACATCTAATAGCGGTAATGGATATTCTAAATAAGTACCATCAAGCGTAGTGGTAGCGTTTGTAGATGTAAGAGAAAGAACACCAACTGCATTTAATTGACTATCAAAATTGCTATCTTTAAAATATACTGGTATTGTTGAGAACAAACCGGATTCGGTTTTTAAACCAGCGTCTTCATTTATTTTAAAGTACGCAAGTGGTTGATAATAACAATCGTTAAACCACGCAAAGTCAGTACCATTGTGCCAAGGCGCTATTCCACCTGGACCTTCGATATCATTTTCTCTATCTATCGTAAATAAATCCGTTGGTTGAGTTCCTATAAAATTAAGACTATTTCTTGCAACGGTGCTATATGCCATAAAAAAAACATTTCCAACGTTGTATTTTGTTGTTGGTAGAGAAGAGGAGAGAGAGTCGGCTATTTTATCTATGCCTAAAATAAATGTTGGCGATCCATTTTCTGTGATATATGTATAGCTGCCGCCATATTCATCATTATAGACTGTGTTTATGTTAATGGTCGCTGGAGTATTTGGTGCAATTAATACATTTCCGCTATTGCAAAGACGTCTGTATGTCGCAGTGCTAAACGTTGAATATTTTTCAAATGATAACTCGTCAGATCTATATGGTCTAACAAATTCACTTGTTACTGTATTTTGCGGTTCGCCATAGAAAAATGTTATTCCGACTGAATGACCAAAAAGACTTCTCTTTGATTGTCCATTTACAGCCCCATCCACAGTTACGATAGAAGATGTAGCTGTGTTTGCAGAGTATGAAGGAACTGCAGACGCGTAATCTAATACTATATATAAATCTTCTCCGCCTGGATGTTGCTTGAGTTCTTCTCTTGTGTTTTTTAATAAAATCCAAGAGCGTCCCACGCTGGAGGAGATAAGATGGTTTTGGTTTCCTCCAATGCTAGAAGTTGTATTGTGATTACATGGATATATAAGGCGGTGCATCTCGTTAACAGGAATTTTGTTATCGATAAAATAAGCATCAGTAAAATATGTCGCACTCTGAGTAATCCACATATCAGAGCCAGTTACGGCAAATTTGGTTTGTAAAGAAGGATTTGTTCTATTATTTTGTCCATAACTGGCTGTTTGATTTGGGTAATACCCAGTGTCAGGAAATAAAGCAGAGCCGGTGGCGTCAGTGCGATATGAGCAACTAACAAATTCCCATCCGGCACCAAGTAGAGATTCTTTTATATAATAAAGAGTTGGTGCAGTTTTTAATACGGTATATGGTTCTCTTGCATACCCAGGTGCGATACTAAAAGTTAGTGAATCAATTTTATCTGTTGCATAATTTAACCAATTCCAATATCTCTCATTTTTGCCATTGCCAGCCATTTATAAACTCCTTAATGTATATTCTCTACAAATATATAGTCGATAAATATAAAAAAGGCGGCTGTTTATCAACAAACAGCCGCCTCTTTGTTTTATTAAAATATTGTATTATATCTTTGTCATTACAACTTTTAGATTATGACCAAAGACACCGTCTGGTCCGCCTACGTTTTCCCAAGAGCCAGTTATTGAAGTTCCACCTATTACTGTTGCATAAAAATCAATTTTTTTTGCTATAGTATCCACATCAACCAATTGTGTACGAGTTACTATATACGATCTATCCGCTGGTACGGCGTTAATTTCTGAAGATATATAAATTGCATCTACAACGTTTCCACCATATCTTGTCTCTATTTTTAATGCTGTTGGGGCATCTACCGATACAGCCGTAACGGCTAAACGACCAGTGATTGAAACAAGATATCTGCCTTTCTCGGCGAAAGTAAATGACCCGCCAGATACAGAGATGCTTGAAGATAGTTCCTGAGAAAAATCACTAACTATCGCACCAGCTGATGAATAAATTTGGCTACCGGATATTGTAAATTGTCCATATGGCTTTAAAGCCCAAACACCGTCTGCTCTTAAGAAATAACTATTGCCGACGTTACTCGATCCAGGAACAACACCTCTTCCACCGTTTGTCGTTGAGAACAGACTTAAGTTTGCCGCACTTCCGCTAAACGAACCAGTTACGCCAGATGATGCGCTCAGATCACCAGATATAAATATACTCTGTGTTAGTGGATTGACATACGAGGCTGTTGCAGAACTTCCTGCGTTTATTGCATAACTTGCAGTTGCTGGATTTCCATCCACCCACTTAGAACCATCGTATACAAGAGCCTCTCCAATCGCTGGAGATCCAATCTGTACATCGGTTAGACTTGATAGATTGGTCGCACCACCAGTTGTGCCACCACCGCCACCTATTCCACCACGGAATAATCCTGCTTGATATATTCTTGTATTATTGGTATTTGTAAAATTCGCTGCATCGCCTTTTAAAACGACATAGCCGACCAATATTGCAGATGTTCTTGTGTTATCACCTTCTACGAAATTTTCTGTTGAAATACCAGCAATGGCATCATCAAGTGTGTCATATCTTGTTTGACCATAGTATGCAAAAAGTGCATTATTTACTGCTCTTGGAAACCAAAATATTCTTTGGACCGTAAACTTACCTGCTGTTACGTTTTGTAATATTCCATTCTCATCTTGGTATTTTGATTCGTCGAGTTCTGCATACCCAGAACCAGCGACTCCAGTATCAATAATTGGCGTACTTCCGCTCATATATTGGCGATATATTTTCGTTACTGTTACCGGTAAATCATTAGCGGCAAGAACAATATTTGGAATATTTGGATTTAATGAATAATTACGCCCCTCTACATATGAATCACCACTTGTTTTGGTCAATGCAAGAGTTGTAGAGCCGCTGGCAGCAAGAAAATGTCCATTCATCTTAAGTGGACCAATAGCTCTAACGAAATCTGCTACGTTTGAATTGACGCCATATGCAGTTGGAGGAGTATTTATCGTTCCATTTGTTACAGAACCGCTTTGGTGTAGAACTCTTCCAATGACGATAGAGCTTTTAAAGTCGCTAAATGTTGGTGGAGTCGTCTTTTGTACAACATGCCCATTGCTATCCAACGAAATATATGTAATCTGCGCGGAAGCAGAATATTGTAGTGGTATATTTGAAGAACCAGTAAAGTTGACAAAATTAACTGTTGGGTATGGATCGCTTGAAGTCAATGCATTAAACGAAACAATCAAACCAGAACCAGAAGTAATACCAAAAGTATTTGTACCGTTTGTTGTAGAGATGACCCCGCCGTGTAATAGGCCAGTATTTAAAGCACCTTCTAACCAGCGTAGACGAGTGGTGTTTGTATACGGAGGAGCATATTGCGTAAAATACAGGTCGTTTGTGGAGCCTGATGTATAGATATAGGAAGATGATTGATCTGTTGGAATAGATACGTTACCAACTGATAATAGTCTTAAATAATCACTTACTTGGACTTGGTTTAAGTTTGCCGCACTTCCACTAAACGAACCAGTTATACCAGATGATGCACTTAACTTGCCTTGAATGTATACGCTTTGGGTTAGTGGGTTGACATATGAGGCAGTTGCAGCCGAAGAGGCATATGAAGCAGTACCAAACAGGGAAGAAGTTACACTTGCAGCTACTATTGTGCCGTGTGTTTCTGTTAGTGGATATAATGTAACCGTAGATGCTGCTATAGGTAGAACAGAGTTTAGTGAACTATAAAAAATAGGAATTGCTAAGCTTGAACCGCTAAGTTTTGAGTTGCTATAGGTACTATTTGTTGTAAAAAGCATATTCCATAGCGTTAATGGTTTTGCTGTATATAGAAGTGCTGGCGAGCTTGCACCGGTCGAACCTACGGCGCAGTTTGTAAACGCAGATGCAGATGTCGCAGATCGTAGGTCGATAGCATAATCGTTTGTTGGAATATCAAAAAGACAACGATCAGCAGCAAGATATGTGTCGCCGGTAGTAACGATAGCACTGCCAGAGCTGATGGGACCAGAACTATAGTAAAACTTACAAGTATCCAGTTCTGCATCTCCTCCATTGATAGATAGAAGATCCGGTCCCATAGCTTGGCCAAGGAATGTAGTATTACGTAGAACCAACTTGTTATTAGCAAATGTTAATGTATTATTAAGTTTAAGACATTCAGCACTGCCGCTTGACGCAATATAACAATCATCAAAATAGGTTAAACCCTTACCGCTGCCTGATATTTCTACAACTGGAACGCTGTTTGGACCGCCACTTGTGTTAAAAAAGATACCTTCAAAACCTATAATATCATTATATTTTTGTGCGCCATTTGTATTGATTACGATTGGACCATTTACTATCGCTGCACGCTGGCGATCTCTTCCAAACTCACTTTTAAAATATGTATCGTGACGGGTGACTGTAAACGAATCATATGTACCTGGCAATAGGTTGACCAAAACTGGGTCATCTGCGCTTATCTGAGTTCCAATATATGTAAGCGCCTCTGCGACCGTCTGGAATGGATGCTTTAGCGTGCCGTCTGCACCAACGTCAGTTGAATGAGAGGAGACATAGACAACGTGACTTTCTGAAATAGTTGGCAATATATTTGTTAAACCGGCTCCGTCGCCAGTAAAGGATCCGCTAAATGACCCAGTAATACCATTTGAACTAGAAGCGTCAATGGTTCCAAGAAGATATGTAGCTGATAGATTATTACCAATATATATTCCTACGTCACGTTCGTCGGCACCGGTATTTCCAAGATATATCGTTTGATCGTTACTAGCATTTAGATACAAATCAGAGCCGCTAGCCTCCAACTCTATATTACCACTAGTAGAAGTTAACCTTAAAACACTATCAACACTTACATTGTTCCAATCTTGGTTACTTAAATTTACATAACTTGCTGTGCCAGTTAAATCTCCAAGAAATGATCCGGTTGCGCTGCCACTCAGGTTAATAACCTGTGGATTTGGATAGCTACCACTTAAATCTCCGCCTGCTGGCCCGCGTGGGCGACTACTATATATTGGCATAATTAATTTCCTAATATTAATGTGTTGTAAACAAAGTTACAGAACCAGAAGTAGTATTTGGATTTAATAAACAAGTATGTCTCATCCTTGAATTTGTATCCTTTGCTTCATAAGTTGAATAATGGTCAAGTCTTATATTATAACTGCTGGTTGTCACAGGGATAGCGCTGACCCCATATTGTGATAGTCTAATATAAAGATACCCATTTGTATTATTTTGAATAGTTAAAGATAAACCTTCTGCGTCTTCAAAATAATATTCTCCTTCTGTTATAAAATCATCATATTCATAATATGCGTCTGTACCTGTTTCAAAAGCAAACTTACCTACAGAAGAGACAGAGCCAGACTGAACAACAACAACAGGCTGTGTATACGAGGAAGTGACAACGTAAGAATTAGGCCAGTTTGAGATACTTGCAGTTAGACTGCCGGTATTTACAAGATTAACAGAAGCCGTTGTTAATGTGTGTACCTTTAATCCATCGGAACCGGAAAGCGCAGTTAGTTTAGTGATTTCCGCTGTTGTTAGATCTATAGCGCCGGTAATTGCATTAACATCCCCAGCAACTATATCAACGCTCATAGAGACAGGACCACCAGTTAGAGCTTGATAAAGTTGTTCGTTAAACAAGCCTATTGCACTGGAAACTTCGCTCATACTTGCCGTGATAGCAGACAAGTCTTCTGTGTGCATAACAGTATTAACCGCTCCGCTTACGGCATGATATGGGACAAGACCAGCGCTACTACTATTTACACGTAACTCTTGCGTACTACCATCGCCATCTTTTATTTGTAATTTATAATCTGACATATTTTTATTCCTTTAATACTATAAATAGTGCTTTTTATGTTATCGTAACAATATAAGTTTCGCCATATGTCAAATCTTGAATATCTATATAATTTTCATAATAGTCTATAACTACTGCCACTGGCGCTGTATCTTCTGGACTTGTTATAATTTCCTCAATTCTGGCATGGACATTTACATTGTTTAGGTAATGGTTCAAGCGTGTTACATTATCTGTAGTATTATCGGCTGTTGGAGTTATGATATATTCTATTTTACGCACTTCGTTTCCTCCAACGAAGAAAGATTGTCCGCCTATCTGACCTCCTGCCGTTGTTGTACTTGTAGTGGTTGGAAGTACAGAAGAATTACGACTTAGATTAATTTGCGCTATACTTTCGCCGGTTGTCGTGTATTTATTTTCTTCGTTTAGATAGTCAGATGCAATATTTCCAAGTACTTTTATTGTTAGTTTTGATATAAATTTACGTTCTTCGCCTTCTAAATTTGTTGTGTTGTTTTGTGTCTCAATGTTAGTATCGTAGAAACATTCATATTGTCGATTATTACGATATATTGGAAAATATTTAAGACTACCTGTTCTTGTTATAAAAGGTTGTATTATTTCATTCATTTGCTGTTGATAATTCGTGATGATTGTTATCGCATATGTAATATTAACATACACAGGCAACAGCATATTTCTATATTCATATATTGGTTTTTCTGCTTTTTTTATTGCACCAACGAATTTTATTGCTCTTAGTGTTTTTTTGCGATTATTGCTGCTATATTGTGAACTTTTTTCTTGATTTATTTGTCGTGATACAGTATAGCGATTGTTTTTTGGTGGTATGTTTGCATAAAATACACCATTTTGCTTTGGATCTTTTACAATGGAAGTTCGCTCTATTGAGATAAGTGGATATTTTAATGTTCCACCTATATCATAAAAGCCTTTATTGTTTTTTATCTGATATGCACGCTCTGGCGTTGTCCACAAAACAGGTACTTTGCTGAACCCTTCTTTTGTATTGCAGAAAATATTCATACTTTTGTCTAACCAATCGTACATAGCATAATCTATGTCCTCTAATACTGGCTTTGCAAAGTTTGGAGCTGTAAATATATTTTCCATATTATAAATCTAGTTTTAGTTTAAATAAGAATTCACGTTTTTCTGTCTTTCTTATTGGATTTGCTAGGCTTGCGACTGCAATAAGTTGTTTATCTTCGTCATAAAGACCTATTTTTGTTATATATGTATCTTTTTGTAGTGGCGCTTGAGCGCCGATAAATGGTATTTTTAGTGTATTTTTTATTTCTAATGCTCTAGTCTCGCTACCCAGACTGTCGATGTTTTCTATGAATGATTTATCTGTTATTGTAGCTTTATAACTTCCCTCTTTTAAGTAAGTTGGATTGTTTGAGTGGTTAACTTCACCTTTATCAGCATATACGAATGTAAAACTTGTTGGCGTTAGCGCGATCGTCGAAAAAAGCGGCTCAAACACGATTCCAGAAGGAACGCCGGTTGTTTGACTAACTGTTCTTACACCGAAATGATACCACTTGATAGTATCTGTTCCCTCTGTTGTATTTTCATGATTTACTAATCTCACGGGACGGTCCATAATTGTAAAAACATCGATGTCGCTAAGCAGTATTATTATTCCCTCTTTATATAATACAAAGCCTACCTCGTTATCATTTATGTCATATAGCACGCCATCTTCTCGATGATCAGTTGCTTGACCTAATAAATCACCATTATAGCTAATACGTAAATCAATGCTACCTTTTTGTAGCCCATTGCCTAAGTTTTGCGAAGGCACGTTTAATAATGCCATTGGCTGATCTATCATTGCATCAAAGTTAAATCTTGGATGCTCGCCAAAGTAGTAGTTTATTGTATTTTTTAAGCTATGTAATACTGCTTTATATTCTGCGTTTGAAGAGTTCGCTGTAAAGTATGGTTTTACGACGAAATGTCTTGGGATAGGTGTATATTCTGTAAACGCATGCCCATAATCAGCTGCATCGTATGCTGATTTGCTGATGTTTTTTGGTTTAAAACCAGAGCTGTCTTTATAAAATATGTATTTATCCATTTTTAAATAACTGGTATGTACATGCTATTGTCTGGGCACGAGAAATCTAGTTGTATTTGACATGCGTCCTCTGGATATTGCGGTTCCGTATATACGTTACCGTCAAACACGCCGTCAACAATAGATATTTTTATCCTATTTCTTGATTTTGCTGCGTTATTTGTAAAATCGTTACTGCCTAGCTGTATTGTGGCCATGTTTATAAAAAATTATCCCGTTAACTTATATAGTTAGCGGGATAAAATAATGTTATAGTGAAATAACTATTAGAAGTCTAATCTGACACGCATGATTAGTTCCGTGCTTGGAGTCTTTTTGATGGGTTCTGACAATTTCGCAACTGCTAATAGTTGATTTGAACTATCATATAACCCAACTGTTGTTATATATGCTGCTGATTCTTTCGTTGGATCGCTTTCTTTTACACGAATCATGCTATCTTCAAGATAGGTTGGGTTTGCACTATAGTTGAATTCATTGTTGTATGCGCGACAGAAGTATATAGCAGAGTTCAATTCGGTTACCGCATTAAAACTAATAGCGGTTACGCCATTATTGCTTGCGGCTTTAGCCGTTAATACATTTAATGTATTAGCAGATGGTGTGCCGGGATAGCCGACCAAGGTATTAGATGCCTTTAGTACAACAATGCCTGCTTCATAAAAAACTGCCCCAACGATAGTACTGCCTATTTTAAGCTTTAATAATCTTGCTTCTCCGGTTTGGACTTCGTATGAAGTACCATATTCCTCACACTCATTTGTCCCATTAATAGTTATCTCAAAACTGCCAGATGCAATTTTATCTTTAATAGAGTTTCTTGGAATTGATAAATATATATACCCACCGTCAGGCATATTTGTTCCACCAAATACGTCACTAAACTTTTTTAAATCCCCATTTGCTTTATAGCCTAACAGCAAATGCCTAAACTGAGTGTCGACTCTCTGTGCGATAGTTTGGGCAGCTGGTAGAGTTGTTATAGTGGCAATAGAACTATAGCCAGCAGTTATACCAAATGAAATACCTAAGTTTTCGACATCTGGATCTGCATTTACGCCATATACATAAAAACTGCTATTGCTCGCGTCAGACCCGCCATATCTGATTTGATAGCCATAATCAGCTGCGCGCGTTAAACTTTTAGCTTCTACAAGTTCCGTTGAGCTTGTCACTCTATCGTTATCTGTTAGTTGTTTAAATGATTGAGCCATTTTTTTACCTTATTTATTGTAGTTATGGTACATATTTGACGAACGCAACAGGAATATCAATAGAATAACCGGTTGTTGCACCAACTACCTTGACATGTGTTGGTATATAAACATAGCTTCTGGACGCCCAGCTTGTCACGCTTTTGCCATATTTATCAAAATGCGTAGAGTTGTTTACAAGATCCATTTTAGCCTTGATGCTAAACTCTAGTTTTGTACCCCTTGAGCCTTGGATAACCGAATCTGGGTTTTCGTTGAGGCTTGTGTCTGAGTTGTAGACCTTCATTTGTTTAACAAAATCTCCTGTGCCATCAAGAGTAAACTTATACATTGCGATTTGGTCATCGTCAATAACTGGATCAACTGGCGCTGGTGTTCCATCTGGAAGCGTTAGTGCTCCAAAGCGGTTGTCGATAAACACATTATATTCGCGTTCATAAAGATCTGGCATTGAAGCAAGCGAAACGGTTCGATCTGACTTTGAGCTATCTAGCCCTTGGTCTACGCGGACATAGTTTTGACCACTAGTTAAAATACCACTTGTTTTATTACCAAGAGAAACTGTAAGCGCTGCTGTTGTGTTTAGATCAGAACGATTGACGGGCACAGCGAAACCGGTAAAAGCACTACCAAAGAATGCAGCAGTGTCATTTGGGCGATCCCCACCGGAAGCTGCGTTTAGCTTTAAAATAGGCAGGAAAAGCAAATTCTTTGAAGCTATTGTCAAAAGTTTGCTCTTTAGAGACGCAGCATTATTAGTAAAAGCCTCTAGGATAGGCGTAGCCATGATAAGTTCATCTTTGCGGGCACTTTCTACGCCCTCTTGATATAAACTATAGTCAATTTCGTCGTCACCAAGCGCAAACTTTACGATATTAAATGAACCATCGCCACGCGCAAGCAACAATCTACCGTAATCTGTAAGTACTGCATCTAGTACGATGTCGCTGTTGTTATTTAAAAAAGTTGACATATTTTTATTCCTGTATAAGTTCTTCTATAAATAGAAGGGTATTTTATATTTTCTTGTTTAATTTTGCTTTTACCGTATAGCGCAGGATGCGGTTACTTTTTTTAGATCTAATCTGTAATACAAAGCCTCTATTCCATACCTTTTCGCTATCTGGACCTAATTCTACGTCACTTATGCTTTCTGGTTGTTCTGTTCTAGGTATAAGCTGAATTTGGCTTGGTTTTATTAGTAAATATCTACGGAAGTTTTTATTTTTAATTTTTTCCATAGTTTTTTTGATATTTATTTCATTTTTTATTAGATATCTATATCCGTCATCGTCTCTAAGTTCTACTTCGTATATTTTTGATGGGTTTGAAGCAATATCGTGCGCGTTTAGGTATCTAAACATAAAATAGTATTTCTTATTAGGCACGATCATATCAAGTATGTCACGCTGATCGCTTGTTAATTCTAACGTTTTATATTTTTTTCCCTGAAAGGAGATGTAGCTTGTTGGACGATCTACTGTTTTATATATTTCTAACTTTACCATTCCATCTAATATTTTTGAATGTATATTTTCCGGTATAATATTCTCTTGTGACTTACGGATTAATTCTAGCTGTTCAAGATCGCCTAACTCAACAGGTTCAAATACTTCATTTTCTTCTAGTGCAGATTGTTTGCGATGAATATAAAACTTGCCACTTTCATAAGCAAAGTCTATTTCTGGTTTTGTGGCTGGCGTATCGAGTACGGCACCATTAAAACGCGATACTGTAACCTCTAGTACTCTATAATCTATCGAGTTAGACACTGTAAACTTATAATATCCACTATCTATATCTCGCAACATCTCAAGGTCTTCATTTTCGTAATACGTATCATATGTATATTTATTGCCGTATACAAGAACATATGTTTTTAACGTATAAAAATATTCTGTACCGTATTTGATCTGTGAATCATAAAAACTAATCAGGTTATCGCTGGTCACATCGAACCAAAATGTTTGTAATATTTTTGATTCGTGGTTAAAAAGTCTTTTTTCAATCTTATAGATTAAGACTTCATTATTGGCTTTTTTATTAGTAAATTCTTGGTAGTTTCGTTTATTTTTAGAAATATCTTTTTTCAGTTTCTCAAGTATTCGTGAAAATTCCAACGCATCCGCGGGTGACGCATTATTATAAGTCTCCAGCGACAGCCAATCGCGTAACGAGTAGGAATTTATTTCATATTGACTAGCCCTGCTATCGGCAACAATATATTTTTTTATTTCCGCGTTTTCAGAGTTCTTTAAATGATCGGTTAGATTATTATATATTAGATTTTTATTTTTAAAGGTATGTACAATATTATCTTTTGAGTTTGCAAAATTTGAAAAAGTTAACTTCATATAGAATGGAAATGGTGATGCGTATTTTTCGAAAGACTTAATAATGTTTGTATATTCTATACGATTATTTATATTTTGCGATGTTGCTTTTATCTCACTTAATACGATATTAGCATCTGTATTTTTTACCGCTTTAGCGTATGTTGTGTAGTATTTTTTAAATGCCTCAACGGTATTTTCAAGCCTGCATAGCCCATCAACGACAGATTCTGGTATGAGACCACCAAGGCGAAGCGTTAAGTTCTCTAGCTCATCTCTTGCACTTAAGTCTTTATTTTTTAAAATATTATATACTGTTGGCAGAACAGAGACGCTAAACATTGGATCAGCCAGCATCGCTTCGTATTCCGGCGCATGAAAGTTATATATAAATTCACGATTTATTACACTATTTGAATCTGGCTTGATAAGTGACTGTTCCGTTATTCTGTTTAATGTCTTTATATCGGTTGAGTGATCGTAGAAATTTTGATTTCTAACAGAATCAATCAAGTTTGTTGCATAATCTTTCCATGCAGATGAATCATACTCACGAGTCAACAAGCCATTCTGTAGGTAAGTTTCATTAAACCTATCGCGATCAACGCGCAGCCTATATACATCACCATTTATATGGTCAATATTAAAAAGCGGTGTCATTTTTGGTCTATCTAGTCGGTTTCCATCAAATACAAAAAAATCACCAGAATAATATCTTATAAAATCAGACATTTGGGCAGTGTCTGATTTAAAATTTATATTTTCTAAATCTAGTTCTGCAACAAACGAATCTGCGTCGAGCATATTTATAGTATTTTTTAAGTTTTTCATTAGATGTCATCTACCGTTATAGTATAATCTGCGTCTGAATCTATATTTTGTATAGCCCCTGGTATTACATTATATAACATATCATCAACAACACCAAGTATCGACGTTTGTACATCCTTACGGCCAGCCTCCTCTTGATATTTTACTATGTAATACTGATTCAGATGTCGTAGGCCGTCAAAAAGCTTACTAACATTTAATTTTTCCATTGAGTAAAGGGAATAATTACTGCCTTTATATTTTTCTTCTTCTGTGAAGATACTATTATAGTAAAATATTGATCTTGATTTAAGTTTTGGATCGTCTTTTGTCAAGGAATCAATAAGAGCTTTTGGGTTCTGTTGTTTGGAGGTATCATATGCGGCGTTGTACTGGATTACGGTATCACTAGTAGGTTTCTCTGGTGCTATAAATACAACTTGGTCTGCGGCGAGATACAGCGCAGTTACACCAGACCCAGCTATCATTGCTTCGGAAGCTGGTGTGGAGTCCCCATTTATATCAAAAAGTATATTTTTAAAATACTTATCGGCTGAGGTATTGTTTTTTTGTAATAGCGTATCGACTGTTATGCCGTCATCAAGAAACTGAAATACCGATGATGCATATTTATCATAATATTTCATATACTCAAAGTCTTTTTTTACATTCTTACTGCTAATAACTTCACTTTGATATTCTCTTGCTTTTATATATATTTCGTTCAGCGCATCGATCTGGTTTTTATCAAGCAAGTCATTTATTAAATAAGAATTGCTTGGTAAATCTACTGTAAATATCGAAAAGGTACTAACGCGATTTCTTGTTGTAAGCGATGGATTAGCATAATATTTACTGCTTTCTAAGTATTTTCTAACTTCGCGCTCTTCTGGTTGCAGAACTCTTGCGCCACTATTGACGTAGTCTAGCCTTGCAGTTAAGTTGTCAGTAACGGCAACCTCATAGCCAGTAGCAAAATCGTATGTATAATCTATTGCATTTTTAAATATTTTTGTATATCTAGTGCTGCTATCTTCCTTACGCGAAGAGCCAACTGTTTTACTATACTTAACATTTTTCGAAAACTGCGCGCACACTTGATATAAATCTGTGATATGCTTCAATAGTTGTTCTAAGATATTTGTATTTGTTGTAAGTGGATGGCAGCATGAAACATAATTTGCAAGAAGTTGCTCTACCGGTATGTCTGTAAAGACAAATGTTGCCTCTGCGACCTCAATTAAAATATCCGATAGGATTGCAAAAAATTCTATTTCGATCTCACCGCCATTACGATTTATATATTTTTCTTTTTGGTCAAAATCATTCTGAAAGAAATACCTGCCCGCATCCTCAATTAGTTCATGAGTCTGATAATAATGTAATTTATTGCGATATTTGGCTATCTTCTCCTCAGCCAACAGTAATCTTGGTAGGATATATTCATCAAAAAATACTTCTGACGCATCAAAGATATCTAGATCAAGTTTTATATCATAAATAAAGCTATTGTTATTTTCATTTATTTCCGTAAAAGAAACAAGAAACTCGCAGGAGTTATCATTTAATCTATATGAATTAAAGATAGCAGGGGTTATTTTATAATCTTCTTTGCTATCTGATATTTTTTTATATAATCTACAACCGTCTATTTTTATATAAGAATTGCTTGAGATATAATCAAAAAAAGATTTATAGTTTTGTAAGATATTGTAATTTTTAGAATTATTTGTTAAATATTTTCCAAGATCGATCTTTATAGTGCAGTTTGCGCTCTTATCAACAGTATAGCCAACATATAAGTCCTCTGAATAGTTTTTATTTAGCGTTGGAGTGAAACTACTGCCGCGTTTAAATTGTGGATTTAGTAAGCCAAAATCTTTTATTTTATTTAAATATTGTAGTCCCTGGAATTCGATTCGCTGTTCACTTAAAACCTCTTCTGCTACCTTTGATCCAACGATGTAATCATTTCCGCAGTAGGCTATTACGTTAGAAATTTTTTCTTCGCCTCTCTCAAATACAACATAATTTTCATACTTTAAAGATTTACCGTCAACAAAAGAATTTAAGCTTTTAACTTTTGTTTGTTCTTTTGATCCGCTGTATGTTAGTTGCACTGTAAAATTATTTATAACATCGCTATTGGCCGACCAACGTGGCTGACCTGTATTTACGTCAACCTCGTCAAGCAGATAGAAATAAACTTTTACTTCTTTTTTATTTTTTGATAACTCTATTGATGAAATATAGACATCTGGCGCGAGATAATTATATCTACGATCGCCATCTATTCCGCTTAAATCTTGAACATCTAACACATCCAACATCAGCAATCATCCTTAACAGGCCCATCGAAATTTGTTGAGTAGGTGCCTTGCATAACTGGCTTTTGCGTTTTCTGTAGGCTCTTTATTAACTCAATATCTATTTCATCATCGGCTTCTATTTCTAAAAAATATTGTACTTCGCCGCTTGTTTGTTTTGTATCTCTATAAACTGTTGGCATTTCGTTTTGACTATAAAGTATCCCATCTATTATGTTTGATTGTTTTTGATCAAATATCAATTGATTTAACATATGTTCACCGGCATTTATATCTTCGATGTACACCTCAAGCTCAAAATTTTCAGCGTCATCTTCGCAGTTCATCTCTTTTAGATCAATGAGGATATAATCTTCGTGTATTGTCAGCGTTTTATCGTTATCAAAGTCAAAAGTAGATACATCTTTACCGTCTAAAGTTAGTTTATCTGTGTCTACTAGCTGTGCCTCGACATTAATATCGGTTAAATCAAACTGCTTTAGCGCATAGCTGGACTGTACTGTAATGAACTTATGTTTTTCGTGACTATACTGTAAGGTCTGTTCTTGGTAGTTCGCAGTTCCATTTAAAATGTTTATATCCCAAGCTGGTGCATACTCTGCCGCCATGGACGACTTGCCCATCGGGAACATCAATGCTTTACTGTTTCGAGTTAGCGAGCCAAACGTTATTGTGTCAAACAGTCTAGCTTGTATGCTATTTTGGTCTTCGTCTGCTCCGTTTTCATAAATTATACCATCGTCAAAAAAGCTTACAAAATGCGGTTGTAATTTGCCTTTACTTAGACATTTCTTGCCGTGATTTGTAAGTTCAAATGCGATAACATCCTGTTTTTTATCTAAAAAATTAGGCATTAGCTTTTGTTACCTTTAAAAACATCTGGTATTTTTATTTCTCTATTTTTAATCTGCTCTATCTCATCGCTTAGTACTCTAAACTGTATATCTGTATTTACTAATGTAGGCTCGGTTGATAGTGTATCTGATGTATAACCTTCGCCGGCCTGTATATTAAGTAGCTCAACAAGAGAAAAGTGGTCGTAAGGCCAGTTAAATGTGTTCCATGGTATATCTGTATATCTTGTATCTTCATTTTTCTTTATTATTGAATTATATTCACGATTTGCCTTTCTTTTTACCTTAAAAACAATACCGTCAAGACTATCGTTTGTTAAATATTGTCTTACTTCTTCGGATAGCACCTCAAGTGGACTAAATTTATGTCTTATTTCTAATGTTTGTTCTTCCGGTGTAAAGCCAATCTTTGGAAGAGTACCTTGCCAAATTTTTGCTAGGTCGTCTTTGTCTAGTTCGTGTGTAAATTCCGCAACATAAAACACAAAAGGCTCAAGATTATTGCTGTTGTCTAGCCAGTTTAGATATGGAGGTATATTATACTCAAGCATATTTTTTATTAATTTAACGATGCTGTTGTTATAATTTAGATTTTTATTCCTAAAAAAGATATATTCTATCTCTTTTATTGTTTTCGTACGGTAGTCGAATCCCAAAATGGTTTTAATTGTCTCGGGATCTATTTTTATTAGATATTTGTCTTTTAGATATCCGCTTTGAACTTTTTTGAAAAGTGAATTATTTTCTGCGTTAACGGAAGTTGAGTATGGCAGTAATAACATTCCTTCGCTGATTATCTTTTTATCAGCAATAGTTCCAATTGATTTAGATTCTTTTTTAAAGCCGACAAGATCCATTAAGGAACCGGTTTCTTCTGCGTTTACTCCGTCTGTATCTTCTAGAGTTAACTGGACGCTGTTGTTATCGCTTGGTACTGCGCCTAATCGGTTCCATATCCCGTTAATTTGAGAGCTAGTAACCTGAAGTGTTATTGGAATAGCGTTTGAGGCATAAAAATTATTAGGCAGAACGTTGTTATATTCATTTACGTATTCTGCAAGAACAGCACCATCTAAAACTATTTCTTTTGCTATGCTTGGTTCCTTTTTTTCATTTATGTAGTTAATAAGAGGCGATTCAAATTTTGTTTGAATTACCCATTTTCTGTTAGGCGTTGAAGTGGTAGTTTGTGAAATTTCTTGTCCTGTTATCGCATCAGTTGTAACTAAGGGCGATTCAACTAAGTCAAGAAGCCTACAACAACTATCTAAGTTCATAGCATGATAATATGTTATATTGAGTGGATTCTCAGTGGAGTGATCCGAACCCCACTGAATTCTATTTATTGATATTCTGTTGATTTGATCTGCGGTAAATTTTTCCCCATTCCCGGTGTATTCAAATTTTATATACGTATCCTTTCCGCCATCTCTAAGATATGGAGGTGCATATGGTAGATATATTTCATCGCTAACTGTCCCAGTATGATCCTTGCCAGAATAGTATGCCTGGCATGGTGGACCAAAAAGCGACGTAACAGGTACATCGTTAGAAGCACTGTTGAACATACTAAAATTTTGTGATTTGCTTATCCTTAAATTCATAACATATTTTTTACCATTTTCTGATAGCTTGAAGTTTTTTTCTCCAAGAGATTCAAAATATGTTAGTTCGTTATTTTTTAAGAAGAAGTTGGGAACTTCTGAAATAAAATTATTTATAGCATATCGGTATAAAGTATTTTGACCATTTTCAATGCTATCTATATCAATAGAAGGATATAGAAGCTCTGGCTTGATCTCTTCAAGTTCCGAAATCGTATTAGAAAAAAATGATATGTATCTTGTTGGATCTAGATAGTATAAATTTCTTCCTAGAAGAGACTTTAGTGACGACTTTGGATCTAAGATTGCTTCGAATGGCAGTATATTTGTTATTTTTTTAACTGCGATAGAGCTATCTATTTTAAATTCTACAGTGCAATCAACACTATTGCAATTCGGATTATTAAGTGGATATGGCGTATTTACACTACTGTCTGTATAAATTCTTTTTAACACAGAACTATAGATCTCTTCACTTCCAAGTAAAGTGTTGGACGCTAGCACAGGGTAACTAACTGCCAAACCAGATTTAATTGAGTTAAATAATATTCCTGGAGCAAAAAATGGTTGTATCAAAGTTTGCGCACCATGCTTTGAAGAGCCGTTCGTAACCTTTAGATTGTTGAAATCATATTCTTCCTGAAAATATCTCGCAATTTGTTTCGTGCGTTCCGCTGGGTAGAATCCCGCATATGGTAACATTTTTTTGATACCACTAAGTCTTATTACAAATTCATTTGTTTTTTTATCAATAAATTTATTGATATTTATTTTAAATTTATAGATTTCGCTGTCGCTTAGTTGTACGTTGTCGTTGTATCCGCGCAAATTCAGACTAAGATCCAGGCTTTCACTCGAACCTGTTATGTCTCCTAAGATATTTGACATTACATATTCTGGTATTATTGAATAATTTTTAGAAATATGTTTTAAGTTTTCATAAAAACTTGCATACGAGTTATATGAGGCAGTTATCCTGCTGTCAACTGCGCCTTGGTATGAATCATTTAGCAAAATTCTTGCTGTCACTGGATTCATATATGGCGCGCTGGCATAGCTAAGACCTGATATTTCTCCTAGATCGGTTATCGTTATAAAGTTATTAAAGATAAACTGTGGTTTTGGTTGTATTCTTTGTACAAATAGATTATTGTTTATAGGATTTTTTGTGTTTATTTTTCCTCTTGTAAATGGAAACAACTCCTGATGTCCAAAAGGTCCTATATCACCATATGTTGAATCATCTAGAAAGTCAATTTCTAGTTTATCAAAACTATTTTTAAAAATATTTGTATTGTTGTTTGCATCAAGTGCATAAATTGAAGTAAAGTATCTTAATTTTATCTTGGTTTCTAGTGGTATAAAGTATTGCGCTATGCTTCTATGTGGATTTTGTGGATTGTCTATGTCGTAAATATATGTTTTTGTTCCAATATGAGTTCCTTTTGATGGTACATCACTAGGTATCGTACTTGTGCTTACAATACTACTGCGCAAAATATATTCTTCCGGCGCAGAAATATTATTTGGATAATTTAAACAGTTTATCGCCCCAGCTGGCATAGTAGGAACTCTATCTAGTCTTTTCCTCTTCTCCAGGTCAGAGTTCCAGAAACTACGTATTAGCCCTGAGTTTCTATTATAGCTGTTGTCGCCCCAGACATATAAAAAGGCCATCCCAAAAGGTATTGTTATTAAATCAATCCCCTGCTCATAATTTGATTTATTTCTTATATCATATAAGCCATGATATTCTTTGCGCGGATAAACAGTATCAAGCCGCGTAGAACTATTAACAAGAAGAGAAGAAGTTAATACATTTTCAATTTTTTTAATAAATGTATCATTTACATCTATTTTATTTGCACCAAAAAGCTTACTTTCAAGATCGTCATTTGCAAATCTTTTAAATTTTGAAGAATATGAAGACAGAACACTTAGATCCTCCAATGCATTTGCAACGCGAATATTATGCTCAGCTGGCGGGATCCATTCAACTGGCGGTTCCCGGTAGGATTGATTGCTTGAATATATATTGTTTCCCGAGCGTTGCTTGACAATATTTAAGCTTGGTATAATATTATAGTTATTATATCCATATGCAGAAAAGTTGTTGTTTGAGTATGGAATTGCGCGCTGTATGAAATTATTATCTGCCTGTTCTATTCCTTGTGTTTCGCTTATTGTTTGTGTGCCAAGCGGCTCTGACTCTGCTATGTTTAAATCTTTTCGCATATCAAGCGATTTATTTAAAAGCGAACTATAAATAGAATATTCTTCTGTGTCAGAGAGGTCAGTTAAGCCGTCAGCGGAAGAGAATTTATTACGAAATACTGTTTTATTTTCTTTATCCCCACGATTATTTAAGGTTTTACCAGCTGTATTTAATACTTCGTAATTCTTCTGAAAGTTTTTGTTTAGGATATTTTTAATTGTTGTGTTTGTTTTTCTACCGTCCTCTTCGTGTTCGCCTATGCGAGCTTCCCCGAGAGCATCAATACCTGCGCTGGCTGAGATAAGTGAATCCGTTACGGCAGTAGAGACTAGATTGACATCAAAATTCTTCTTTGTGTCAATCATAAGCGGAAGCGCATATTGATACTTGTTGCGCTCAAGCATATGGTTTTCAATACTGATTTTAAGACCGGAGTGCGTATTTGCATTCTCTGGTTTTATTTGATCAATAAGATATCCAAGCGATGAATCGAGCCACTTATAAAACTCTAAATATCGTTCAATATCTGGTGTATTTACGACCTTTGAGAAGAAGTAGTTTTTTATTTTTTTAAGATTTACATATTCATTTGCATATGCATTTGAATGTTCGGAAAATGCAAAAATATAATCTCCAATATTTGAAAACATATTAATCATTTCTTCTGAAATGATCTGATACATACTGTTTTCTATAAACAGTGCTACTTTTTCTGGTTTTTTATTTAACGAGCGGGCAAAGTGATCATCTTCGTCAAGAGTTTGAATTGTTTCAAGCGATTCAATCGTATCAAAGTTTAACTTTTTGTATGTTTTTACGTATTCCTTTTTGACAAAAGATAAATCGCCTTCCGTGAAACCATAGCCGATGCCGCTATTGTTATTAAAAATGTCGTACACTATTATCTGGCCATAACCATCTGGTGCGGTATTTTTTTCAAAATCCCAATAAAAAACACCCTTATCTGGTATTGTTTGTGGGTCTGGTATACCGTAGTTTGTTATATCTTTTGCGTGTTCAAGTAGTGTTTCATCAGCGAGAACGAAGTTCCACAGTGCAACATCTGTTGCTCTAATATCCGTCGAAACAGCGTTTGAGGATCCGATGGTTACATCCGTAATGTCATCTGTGAGGTTTAGAAATGCGTTAAAAGATTCGTAGTACTCACCAGTTGTATATTTTGTTGCAGTTAGATAATATTTTGTATCATCACTACGCAATGATATATTCCATGGTAATTGGTTATCTAATACCTTGAAACTATCTGTTTCGATAGATTCGGAAGATGAAGATAGCTCAAAAGCCATTCCACCATCTGCTACGGATTTTAAAAATACACTAACAGCATTCGTAGAAAGCAGCGAAATCTTGGATTCTGTACTTACTGGCAGGAATGCTTGCAACTCAAGAGTACCAGTTACTAGTCCAAGGCCGTTTATTGTTATATATTGATCATTTTTTAGAGAAACTGTTTTCTTGCGGATAATTTTTTCTGCCGTTTTTGTTTCTACAGCGTTAAACACGCTTTTATCGGCATATAGATTTATTTTTACAAGATTTTCATCTACGCCATAGCTGTGAAGCAAGCTCTTGATAGACTTTTCAGTACCTTTACTTTTTAATATATATGCAAGATTGTTATATATATTTTGGTATATTTTGTTTTTAACTTTATAGATCTTGTCTTCAAAGATATATGTATCATTTCTGGAAGAGAGGTTCTCTATTCCATCTACTCCGCTGAAAAGATCAGTTACATCAAATCCTGTACTTGATATGATTTTATCATAAAATGGATAGATACTATCAAGATCTGCTGTGTGTTTCTGATGTTTTAAGCTTGATATTTCTTTTATTTTATTATAAAGATCGTCAAAATACACTGACATTAACTGAACTAGTTTTTTAAAGTTTTGTGTTCCAAGATCACCTTCTTCATCATATATCCACGATGGGAATTTTTTCCATAATGCATGTTTATTATTTTCATCATACTCGGTAGCTGCCTCTATTTTTTGCTCAAAATAAGTTTGTAAAGCAGGCGAAAATAAATTAAAATTTAAGTTTTTATCTAACCAAATAGTATCAGACTTTTCTTTTGTTTTAACAAGCCCGCTTTCATCGATTGCGGAAGTGTCTAAACGAGAATCTGCACTATAATAGTTAAATACACCATCAAGACCACGCCCAGAGTAATCAACTACGTATTGAGAATTGCTTGTTGTCCAGCCTTCGTTATATTTAAAATAAAATAATAAACTAGTTTTTTCACTTGACATTATATTATACCTTGGTTTGTGTCATTTCCGTCTACTTGTGTAAACCAAAATCTTCCTATTTTTTCTATACTTCTAAAGCCATTCCATAATCGTGTTTCGTCTAAATAAATTAAATTATTACCACCAAGGGTAAAAATAGGAGTATTCCCGAAGCTAGATGGTAGTTCTATGTTTTTATTTAATTTTAAAATACTCAATCCGAATGGAAAAATAACAGATTTCTTTTTATATAAATTAATCTCTAAATTGCTTAGCTGAACTTTTAATTCGCCATCTATAAAGAAATTTATTTTGTCTGTTGATATATTAAATGCATAGTGGTGCCATTTGTCTAGTTCTATTGGGCAGTCAAGCTCGTAATCATTTGGAGTTGCATCAAGTACGTGCATCTTATTGTTTTCAAAATATATCTTCAATAAATCAATTACAAATGGATCATTATTATTGTCTTCTGTTATTGCTTTTATTGTTAAAATATCCGTTAGGTTTAGGTCATCTGCTTTTGCCCAAGTCTCAAACGTGATACCTTCTTCGAAATCTATAAAAGTATTATAGAGATTCATATCTCCGAGAAGATATGATTTTTTTGCTTCAGCGTTAAGATCTTTGATGGTTGAATAAACTTGAATATTTTGATCGGCTGCAATCTTTACCGATCCCACCGATCGCGGTATCTCATTTTGGAATAAATAAAACTCAAAATCAGTTAAAGAATTAATCCATTTTAACTTATCGGTTGAACTTCCATCATATGGAAAATATTGTACAATTTTTTGCACAGCGTCAGCATAATATTGAACTGCACTACCAAATTTTGCAAAAGACGAAATCTTTGAGAAATCTACGCCAGAAAGAAACTTTCTTTGTTGTTCTGCCAGTTGGGGTATTTCTGTATCGTTGTTTAGAAAACCTTTTTCGTTAGCAAGTTGGTCAGGTACAAGCGCGCCGCCATTAAAAATATCTCGCGTATTCATTATTCCATCCTAAATCTAAATACTTCTGGGTATTCCGTCTTTTTTACGCCATCGATAATCATAAATTTAATTCCGTATGAATATCCGGTCTCAAGCATTGACATATCTAGCATGAAATAATTGCCACTTGCGTCATAAGAGCATAGTGTCGACGGTTGTGGATAAACTCCATAATCTATTATAGTATAATTATCATTTATTCTAAAGAGTTTATAATAGAGATTTTTGTGTATTGTGCCCTCTATCTCTTTACTTGCAACCGTATATATATTTGGTGACCAATTTTTTTCTCTGCTGTAGATTTTAAATTTAATAAGTTCGTCTTGGGTATATGAACTTTTTAGGTTTGTTATATTAAGCACGTAAGTTGGGCTATCGATCTCGTCAAAAGTTCTAACTTTTGCGTCTATTTCGCCCTTATAAAACACAGTGGAACCGCTGACCCAGTAATCATTTATAGTTGAATCTTGCGATCCTGTTAGAATTACAGAGCAACGATATACCCCTGTTGATATTTTTTGTGAAACTGCTGATCCTATATTTGTGTTTGTTTCATTTTTAAAAACAACGTTTGGTACAACACCAGAAGGCAAATCTTTCAGTGTGCCATTTATTTTATTATAAAAATATAAATCTTGTGTATTATCTTCAGTTTCTGCGTTTGGAGAATAGAAGTAAAAATCTGGTCTATCGTCCGTAAATTCCGTACCCCAGCGGGCTTCTATACATGGACGCTTAAAGAAATATTCTGAGCTTCTTGACGAAAACCTTTTTGTATAAAAGCTTTTATTATATTCCGGCTGCTCAAACGCACCAGACAATGCTATAATAAAGCCATAATTAGGAATAGTGGATGCTAGTTGCTCCTCTACGCTGTCGGTTACATCAACTTCTAAATCCTCTAGACCTGTTTCAAAATAAAAACTTTTTGCTTTATCTGGGTAATAATCGCCGCCCGCGGTTGACCAGCCACGCGATGAACTAGCATAAGTCCAGTTTGCGCCTTCTCCGTTTGTACCATTGTATCCAAGGTCCGCATAGCCTTCGAGGTCGAATCCATAGCCTTCCTGCCAATCAGAGCCAGAAATTGGAGCAACGATAACAGAAAATTTCTCAGGAACCTCAAACGCATGTTTAATATTACTTAACTTTAAATAAAATGATACACTGCCTGAGTTTGGTAGCTTGCCTTCTTCTCGTAAATTATTTATTTTTTCTAATGGAAACTTTATAAGTAAACGACTTAATTGTGGTTCTTCGGCCCCTTCTTGTGTTTTGTAATATACAGAAAAAACTTCTAACGCATCAGAGTTGCCTGTGTTTGAGTATATCGCTCTTGTTAGCGAATCTGCGCGAAATGCGTTTACTATTGTTGTGTCTGCCGACGCAGACAGTCTGAGTATTGACATTATATCGTTTTTCCTATTATATCTTGACCTATTCTAGCATTTTTTATTTCCCATATAGCATTTTTTGGCATTATTATGTAATTTCCGTCTGCGCTCCTGTTTCTTTCAATATCTAGAGATACAGAAGAATAGCCAAGAGAAGTTAGATTATTTACTTTTATTCTATCTTTTATATCAAGTACCCCATTTATTTTTCTAATCTCTCTATAGACATCCAAGATGTTAAATGGTTCTCCTATTTGTGCAGGAATTCGATATCTAAACTCAAGTTGTCTTGACACGGCATCTAGAACATTTGCTTTATCAAAATTTGGATCAACCATTATAGTAAAACTTAAACCAAGGTTAACAACCTTGGCATCTAAAATATCAACGGTGTCTGTCAACATTTTATAGCCGGATAGCCAAAATTTTAAATTTTCCTTTATACGCGTATTTGATTGTATCATATGACCGGCGGTATCTTTGCAGGCAATATATAAATTTATATTATTCTTTGGGCTATTTGCATCTCTAACGGCTTTTGCTCTACCTATTGTCCCATATTTTGATGGTAGCATATATGCTAATGTTTCATAGTCTTTTGCTGTAACAGCACGATTTTGAGTTTGAAATATAGAACCTGCCAGATCTTTTATTTCTTCTATGTCTATATCAAGACTATCTCCAATAATAGGTTCCTCGTTTATAATCTGTATGCTGTTTATTATTGTATTTATTGTATCGTTTGTAACGCTAGTGTTATTAAAAACATAATTTAAGCTTTTAACAACAACAACTTCACCTACTTCTGCATTGTTATTATAGCTTTTATTTTTTCTATATGTTATAGTTAGCTTTGTATTGTCTGGCCCTATACCGAATCTGTCTCCGTTTATGAGCCGATTTGGCTCAAAGACCTCTTCTGTTGTATAGTCCGTATTGTATCTTTCAAGAACGAATTTGCTTGGTTCTGTTACGACATCAACCGTTAAGTCATCATCTTGTTTGTATTGTTTTCCACCAAACATAATATATGGCAATGTACCATCGAAGCCAAAAACAAATCTTCTCTGTGCGCTTACTGTTCTCAATAGAGATTTAAGTTCTGATGTTGGCTCCGTTAGCGGTATTGATTGATATACAACGTTTTGTGAGAGGTTTGGGACTTCATAATATTCATTCCCGTCACTATCCAGAACAGAAGCTATCTCGACAATTGATAGATCTGGTAAATAAACTTTATTAAACGGAATGAAGCTGCCTATTTGTTTTTCAAACGTAGAGATCTCACCGGAAATAACCGGGACGCTTAATTTTACTGCATAATACGTAGGGTTTTTTACTTCATTTGTTCGTGCGATAACATATTGTTTACCGGTTTGATTTTCATCAATGATGATATCTTCTGTTGTCAAAAAAGTCTTTGTACCGTCCGCAGAACTAAAGCTGGTGCCTCGCTTTATCACTGGTGCTTGGCTAAAATCTGGCTTTCCATCGCTACCGGCAGGCATTAGCATATAAATTGAAACGATCCCAGTTGTAGATGTTGTATTTGATCTCTTATATCCCAATTCAGTCGCAAGAGCTAATATGTTTTTTCTCTCCATAGCAGTTGCTAAAAAAGATTCATTGGACTGGTAATCGATAAAATATGACAGTGAGTCGCCAACGTAGGCCATCGAATCGATTATAAAAGACGTTATACTGGCCTCTGACGCATCGGATAGCGTGTCTGGATAGAATCTTGCTGCGTAATCTTTTAATTCTTTTTTAATAGTACTAAAATCTTTCGCAAGGTAGTTTATTTTAAAGTTTTTATTCATTTTAGCTTCCAAGACTCATATTAAATGTATCAGTATAATAATTTTTGTATCTAAAATCTATACTTATCGACAGGGAGTTTTGCTCAGGGATAATATTAACATTTGTTACTTCTACTTCTGGTATAAACATCGAGATTTGGTTTGCTATCGTTCTATAAATATCTATCTTATAGTTATTTCCTGTCATATTTTGATTTTCAAACAGTAATCTTCTTATTCCAACCCCAAAATTTGGATTCATAAGCTTTTCGCCTGGGTTTGTCAGTAACAACGTTTTTATTTTTTGCTTAATGTTATCTATAAAAACAGTTAAATAGACAAATTTATTGTCTCCATCTAGTTGAAAGGGTATCTTTGGAGCGTATTTTTTCTCTGCCATGTCAATAATAAATAGCGCCTATGATAATTATTTACTTTCTTCTGGCTCAAACTTATCTATATCTTTTACTGCCTCTTTTTGAAGATCTGGTGTGCAAACTGGTGAAGTCTGTGCCTTGGCTTCTGCTTCTTGAGCAGGTAAACAAGGATCACCGCCAGGCTCTAGAGCCTTCAGTTTTCTTATTTCTTCCAGTGAATCTGCGTAATATTTGTATTCCTGTATAGAATCTAACGCTAGATAAGTCCAGCCAACAGGTGTAGGTGTCAAAGCACCAAATGAACCACCAGTTATTCCAAGCGAAGTAACAAGGTCTGGCAAGACTGATTTGCCATCATCTAGGCGCTTATAGAATAATAGATCTGCGTATGTATTTGAGTTCTTTATTATGTCTTTTCTGTCTTGTGGATCTATAATTGACCATCCAAGTACGCCGCCTAGTGTTACAAGCTCGTTTATTTTTCTAGTTAATCCAATATTAATATCATTATTTTGCGCTTGGTTTAGCGTCATCATTCTTGCCGTATCTACCATTGCATTTATAAAAAACTTTATGTACTTTGTATATTGAGGATTTAATCCGATCATAGCATAAGGCACAGGAGATAGTGCAACTTTGCTTAAAAATTGCTCAATTTGGTTCTGGTCTGGTGGTATTGTATTATATCCTACTTCGCTACTCCCGGTTGATGCGACTGTGTAGCGCCCTAGTATTTCTAGTAGACGAGATTTGGCACCGGAATATATATGCTCTGTTTGAACATCGATATTAGTTGACATAAGAAAGTATATAAGAAGATGCGATCTTTCGTCCTCTATTATTTTTCTTGTCTCAGTTAGAGGATATGTGTAGGGAATTTCCTTACCGTCGCCATATCTAACATGAACCTTTAGGCTATCAGCTTGCGTATCGACTATAAATGATTGCTTACGTGTAGGGCGCGACTTTTTTGTCTTGGAACTAAAAATACGATTTAGTGTTTCTGCGACAAACTTCACACCAGTATACGTTGTTGTAAGATCTGCCGTAAAATCGATTGCCTTTTGTAAATCAGACTTTGTCTCTGCTTCGAATGCCTCTGGCTGTGCAATCATTTTATCCCAAAAGCTTGTATCCGTGAAACTAATTGTATCATTTGCTAATGAGAAATCTACAAATCGTTTTATTTCTCTACGAATGTAATATTGTAGCGCCTCTTCGTTTTTGTTCGTCTTTGGGAATACAAGATCTTTAAATATTGCAGTTTGATATTCTACATAGATTTTTCCACCTACCTCCAGTAATTTATTAAAAAGAGGATTTGTGTTATCATTTTGATCAACATTTTCGTTTGAGCTATATTTTCGTGTATCTAATTTTAAAAACTCAACAAATATATCAATAAAAATATTATTTTTATGTACTTCCTTTATCTCATCTCGCGTATAAGAAGCCCAGAATGGTATTGTTTTTACCATGTAATCTGTGACGAAAGATCTTACTATTAAATTAAATAAGATTCTTTCCATTGATTTTGTTGGATCTGCGCCTTTTTCACAAATATCTATTTTAAAATTATTTAATTCTCTAATCTTAAAATAATCATAGTTTAGGTAGTTTGGATTAATATTGCAATTTTTATATTTTGGATTTACCAGTAGATGGTACTTCTTTAATCTTGAATATAGGCGCAGATACGAGTTGGTTGATATATCAACATTTTTTGTAACAGAATAGTCCGAGTCTTGCATTTTTTCTATTGCAGTTTCTTCTCCATCTATCCAATCGATAAATTTATCTATAAGGCCGTCTTCTGTCTTATAATAAATAAAATCTTTTGTTAAATCATAATCGGTTTTAAAATATTCTGAGCCTGCAAAATTATTTAATACTATCTCTTGAAGTATTGCATATTCACTTGGCGGTAGTGTATTTGAAACTTTTTGTGTTTTTATATTAAAAAGTCTATTAACTGCAACAACATTATCTTTATTTGAAGTTGTTATGTTTAACGTTCTAGATATATCACTAGATATTTTTGTATCCAATGAAAATATACCTGATTGTCTAAACTTTCTTACGTTTGAGACAATTTTTTCGTAATTTTTTATTTTGCTTATTAGCGGTTTAAACTTTTCAAGATAAATCTGCTGTAACAAATTTTTAGTATCAAGGTCTAGTTTCGCAAACTTGCTTTCCAGAACAGGTACAACCGTTGAAGAGTAAAGTAAATCATACGCGCTGGTTTGCGAATATATAGCAGCTCCTAATACCTCAGATTTTTTTTGGCTTATATCTTTTGCTAATTTAAAACCTTTTAAGATTACGAATCTGGCGTTTTCTTTATCCACGTATATAAATTTAACTTCTACTTCGTTACTGTTTATTATATTTGAGTTAATTGTTATTGCAATAAAATAATCTAGCGTTTTAAGGTGTGCGCCAAGTCTAGAGCCATTTGACCATAGATCATGTAAACTACTACTACTCCCATTATCATCAAACGCTCGATTTGCCTCTATGCTCTCTAGCCAGATTCTTGTTTTATCTTTATTTTCGTCTAAAAATGCTTTAAATTCGCTATTATAGACAAACTCGCTTGCAGTACAAACAATATTAGCTTCCTGCAATTGATCATTTGCTCCCAAGAAAGAATTCGACAACTCTTTTGAGGTTGTATCGTTTTGTGAATATGGATAATAAATAAGACGATGTTTGTCTATTTCGTTTCCTGGTCTTATAGTTACCGGATAGTCTACATTCAAGCCAAGATCTTCGTTGTACAATGTATATTCAACTGATCCTATCGTTTCTCCGGAGCTTTTTTGCCTTATAAGAGTTTTGTTTTTTGCAAATGATTCGATTAAGTTATCAGACTCGTCGTTAAAGGTCGTTAAGATGTCACTAAAAGTTGCATCTAAAGAATTGGCGTAATTTTGAACAAGATAATCTGTTGCCTCGTTGTTTCCATCCGAGTCTCCACAGAATGGTGATACATCTATTGGTCCATAACCATTTTGTAATTTCTCAAAAAGTGTTTTTGCCTTAGAGACTTTTTTCTTTAATTGACTGTCTAGCGTTCCAAGATTTCTTGGGACTTTACCTTCGTGTAACTCTTTTCTCGCTAATAGCTCTTCGTTTGAACAAATATTTGTTGGCGTGATTGGATTATTTACAATCGTAGTTATTTTTACTAAAATATCTGGATCTACTGTTGCTCCTATTTGTTTAAAAAATAATACTAATTTGTCTGGGTCGGATAACAGAAAACTCAGATCATTCTCGCCAGAATAATATTTTGATTTTATTATATTTTTAACAAGTGTTAGTGCAAAACTTGATGGTTCACCTTTTAATAGATCAACTACTTCTGCGGGAGTTAATATGCAATTTATATCATTAAATAGTAAACCTAATAGATCAACTGTATATTCCTTATCGAAACCATATTCTTTTGGATTATAAAAAAATCCTAATGCTTCCGATCTGTTTGCTTTTAATACCTGTTTGTCTGAGTTACTGTTAGCCGTCCCGCCGCCAAGGGCAGTTGGCTTAGATTCAAAAGGATTAGCGTAGTTATTTTCTGGGTTAAACAATCCATCTTCACATGACTGCGTTAGTGCATCTCGCACTGTATCAAAAACAAGAGTCAATAGACCTTGGTATAAAGATTTTGATAATTGTTTGCTAAAATTTTCATACGGGCTTTGTGTTTTTTTATTTAAAATAGCATCAAGTTGACCGCCTGGCTTAAATGTAGATTTAATCTTACCGGCAAAATTTAAAGTTTTACTGATTGCAGAAAGTCCGCGTGCTAGATATGTAAGCCCTGGGTCATTTATGCAAAATAAGTTATAGTCAAGCTTTAAGCCGTTGTTTAAAGCGCGCAGGTATGCAGCGCCTTTTAGGTTTTTTATTTGCTGGTAATAATTAACATAGTTTATTATATCTGGGCCAATATTTTGTATGAGTTGCTTTACATCTGGGTCATCAAGCGATGTACCTTTGATTAAACAAAATATTCTATTTATTATAAGTTTATTTAAGTTTAATCTATTGCAGATATAAATAACAGTATTTATATTAAAAGATTTTGCAGATTCTCCTAGTTGTTCGGCGACTCCGACAAGCGCATCAGTTGTAACTTGGGCCACGCCAGTAACGGGCGTTAGCGCCTTTTTTGCTGGCTCAAGAATGTATTTAACGCCCCAACTATTATCCGGTGGTTCCCCTTCTAAACAATCTTCCATACTCTCTAATCGATCTAATAAATACTTTTCGTTATCTTTCTTTTTTTCTTCTCCTTCGGAAGATATAAATATGTCATATATTGATCCACCAACATCCATAGTATCATTGATAGCTCTTTGTATGCTTGATGGCTTAAGACAATTTTCTTTTGATTCATTAAAAGCTAATCTAAATTCTGCAACTTTTTGTGGTGGTAGTTTTTTTCCATTAACATAAACAGGTTCATCGACAAGTGAAATCTCTGGGTATTTTGCATATGTTTTTAAATATGTGATTATGTCTAATGCTTTATGGTCCGCTACCATTTGATCGTAGTTTAAGAAATAATTAAATATTCTTTTTGAATTAAATTCTGCTCTTAATCTTAATTGTGCTATTTGGTAGTTTTCTAGTTTTTCCGATGTACCATCTTTGTAAATCGTAACGGAGTTTATAGTTAAGTTGTCATCTAGACCGATAACGTACTCAATCGCAGATTCATCTATAAAAGAATATCCAAATATTGTAAACATCTCGTTTGCCACGGTTAAAAACCGTCGCATTGTAGCGATTTCAAAATCAATAACAAATCCTTGTATAAATTTATTTGGGTATGTAACTTGCGTTATGTCGTCAGCACGTGAAGTAAAGAGTGATAGAATCTTATTTATTTCAGATCTTATCGTTTTGTTATTCAATGTTACTTCTTTTGTTACCGCGCCTATTTTAACAGGCTGCGTTGGTGCTTCAATAGAATCAAAATACCTTAATGGCATAGAGACAGTGAACGTTAAAGGCTCGCATTTTCTTTGTAAAGTAACATCTAGATCGTTATTTATAAACGCTGGTGTATTGTACGTTGATAGCAACAAGTCTATTGCCGCGTTATCAGATTCTCTTCCCATGCTTGCAAGCAAGATCTGTAGGCCTTCGTAGTATACTTCTTTCAATAAAGTGTTAAAAAGATATGTATCTAATGCCTTTTCATAATCGGTCTGTATTCTTACGGATAATAGACCGTTTTTTTTATCAATATATGGAGTAAATACCTCTTTTAACCTTGGGTCTACTTCCTGCGCAGATGGATCTGGCATGTGGTCTTTTGTGTAGCTAATATTAAAATACGACTTACCGTTTATTGAAATTAAGAAATCATTTTTTATGTATATACTTTTGTTATAATATGCATATTTTTCCGACCTTGGATCGATAACTTTTATCTCTGTCCACCCGCCCTGATAACCAAGATTCTCTTGTATCGACGCAACTTCATAGCCTTCTAGATCGCTATAGTCTTTTCTTTTTTCAAAGGAAATATCTTTTGGATAATCCTTTGAGACAATAACGTCAACGCCGGTTATTTGATGAGTTGCTTTTTTAAAATCTGGGTATAGAAAATCCATTAGTTTACCTTGTTGTATATACTGTTTACATATTTTGGGCTAGAGGCGTCAAAATATTCTTTTATTAGAAGCTGGAACTTCATATTATTATTTATAATATCTGGTATTATCTTACTAAATAGCTCTGTTGATATTAATGGGCTATTTTCCTCCATTGGTTTATCACTAATGGCCTTACCAGTGTTTAGAGCGTGTTTATGACTCGCAAACGTATTATTTAATTTTGTTTGTAGATCTATGAAATTAGACATGGATGACTGGACTTCTTGTATCGTCGATATGATATTTTTTAATAATTCCAATAAATTATTGCCTTTAACCATCGGCTGAAGTTCGTTTGAAGGATCAGGATTATCATAACCAGCAATTATATCTATTCCGTTTAACATTGGATCTTCGCCAGAAGATAGTTGTGCAAGATGCTGTGTTACAATTTTAACATTTTCTCTGCCTATAAGACGAATACAATCTGCCTTTGCAGCAAAGGCAGATCGGTTATCTGTATTCTCTAGCTCGTATCCCTCAAAGCCTTCAAGTTTAACTTTTACTTTTGGTAAGTTAAAGTAACTATCTATGTTTCCTCTTTGCGTTAAGTATATTCTTGCGGAATCTATTTCAAAATTCTTAGAAGAGAAATAAGCTTGACCATTGACCTTATCTATTGGGCGTAAACCCATGTGACCTGCAACAATATCTATTGCGCTAGCACCTGTTTGCCCTACTCCGCCTTTGCCGCTACCGACACCAGCAAAACGATCATTACCAAGAATTATCATGGAATTATTTTTTCCACGAATAACCTTTTCAGCTGATGTTTGTTCATAGTTGGTTGTTATCTCATCCCGCGCTGTGTTATTTACACCAGATTGTAAGGTAAAAGCTTGCGTGGCATCGATAGCAATTTTTCTAATAATATCGACTACTTCTGGGCTCAGGAAGGCGTTTCTTTCTTCCAGCTGCGAGTTTAATTTTTTTTCTTCTGCCATTAAATAAACCTCTTCCCGTCCCAAAATTTATCGGGTTCATTCCAGACTGAACTTTTATCTCTATCGTAAACAGTCAATAATAACTCTTTATACGAATAACCTTTAACTATTTTTATAGGTTTTGTGAAGATATGCCAATTTGCAAGCAGCGGATCGCTATTTTTAAAGAAAAATAGTCGAGGATCTGACGCCACAAAACCAAAGTCTTTAAGTATTTGAGTTATATCTATCACGTGACGATCTATTTTAATAATCTCTGGCTTGTCTAGCTTATATGTATTTTTTATTGAGTAAATATCAATTACCTGTTTAGTTGGTTTATACTTTATCTCGTTTAAATCTATTACTTTCTTACAATTTCCATATATCTTCAAGCCATATCCACCGGGTACGCGCCTCGTGTAATCTGGTCCGATAAAATAATCGTCTGTTTCGATGTTCGAATCTACCGTTAGCGCCGCATACGGATTTAAATTTATCTGCAAGCCAACGCGCCCAAGACTTGAGATTTTTTTATTATCTAATCTAGTATCTATAAAATCACACAATAGAGGTATACCGTAGGTATTTAATATTTCTTTTATTTGTATAATATCTTTGGCTATATCTTCTCTGGCTTTTATATATTGTGCATTAAACTTTCTTGTGCTTTTTATACCCTTTGGATAATCAATCGGCACATCTAATATTTTCATCTTTGGAAATGTTGATGGAGGACTTTGCGTTACTTTGACCTTTTGAAGTGGCTGTGCAGTAGGAAGATCAAGAACGGCAGGACGGTCAGATACTACCGCTAATCTAGGATCGCAGTCTGGATCTGTTGCTTCTATAGAAGGTGCAGAATCAAAGTCTACCGTGCCATTATTATTTGTTATGTACCGCCAGTCAGCATATGCATGATTTCCATATAAAGTTCTCTTCGGTATCTCCTCTTGAGACTGGGTCGGTCGCTCAAATTTTTGAACAAATATCGTTGCTGCTTTTTTTATGCTTGTCAGACTTTTCATCGGCACCAGCGTGTTTGTCTTATAATCAGTTTTTAATTCATGAATTAAAAAAGCAAGTTGCCCTTTTATTGTTCTATAATCTTCCCCGTTATCGCTGCACCATTTTTTAAGATTAGTAAACCTACCTCCTCTTGTTTTAAATTGATCAATATGCGTACCTTCTTGCCACGGTTGATTATTTTTTAGTACTGGTGGTTTATCATTAAACAATATATGGATCAACCAAGCCCGTCTTTCTTCCGCGCTTGTCTGCTCTCCTTTCTGGATCTTTCTTTTATAAGTATCAGAGAGGGCTTTATTTGCTGGATCGTAATTTGTTTTTTCGATTGGATCAATCCACTGTGCTAAACCATAAGCACCTGTGCCGTTAGCTTTGTCGATATAAGAATAATGTGCAGACTCAAGGCGCAGATTGCCAACAATGCCAGCCGCTGCCTGCGGGGTACAGCCAAGCTGTTTAATAAATAAATCTATCATGTATACTTCTAAAGCTCTATTGTCTACCGATAGACTATCTCCGCTTCTCTTTTTATCTTTAAGTTTTGTCTTTATTTCATCTGTGTTCATGCTCATACACCCATTGTATTTATGGTATTAAAGACTAGCATTGCCCATTCATCCGCCAGTTTACCGTATCTATGCAAACCATCTATGCCTCTTGAGCGCTTATCCTGTGTCTGTAAATTTTGGCTACTAAATGCTACTATTTTTTTTATATCTGCTTTATCTTTAGCGATCTCTACAAGATTATCTGTTTGAGCGGCTGATATTTTTCGTAAAAAATCATCATAAGCTGCGTATCTTGTATCTATCGCACTTTTTTCTTTATTTGCATCGTGGCCAACCCATGCTTTTCCTAACTTTGGAGGTGAAACTAGAAAAAAATTTACGCTATTTGTTTTTGCAACTATCTTTTTTAGATTATCTATATGCTTCTGAACGCTTAAACCAATGTCGTTTGAACCATGGCCTATTATAGCCAAATCAAATGGACCATGATATAACAGTTCGGCACTCAGATCAAATCCCTTTGGTCCAAGTTTATTATTTTTAATCGCACCATTCCAGACAGTATTTTTTGCATATGCATTTGTTCCAAGCCCGCCAACTGATAAATTTAGTACGGCAGCACCTTGTGCATTAAACAAACTGATAAGTTTTTGACCGAATTGACCTACCATATGTGAATCACCTAGTAAGAGTATTTTTTTACCAGCATACTTTCCACTACTTGTATCTTTTGGACTCCTCAATACAGCAGGTGGTTCTCCATGAAAATTACCTTGCCTTGTCGTCTTCGAATCTCCCGCGCCACCTGATGGTGCATCCGATCCGCCGCCAGAGATGTCGGCTCCACCGGTTACGCTTTTCTTGACGCAGTCTGGTTTTTTTACATTTTCTGAAGGTGCTCCTTGTGGTTGCGCTGTTGGGATTTCTGTCGGTGTAGCTTGTTTTTGTAGACTCACGCCGCTGTTTTTATCTCCCTCATCTCCCTTGGATCCCACACCAGTCGGTAGCACCACTCTTTTGTTGCTAAATAAACCTATATATTTATTATCAAATGGATTAGCGAGTTCGGTTGTAAAATAATTTGGTGGAACTTTAACTCTTATAATATTTCCTGGCGCTGGGTGTTCTGACTCCATCAAGGTTCTAGATTGCGGATAAAATATTTTATGATTAAGATATGCTCTCTTCGAAGTTACATCTTGACCTAATAAATCTTCATAGTGTTGAACGTTGGAAATATCTTTTGTTGGGACTTCCGCTATAACATACGGTACGCCATTTGGCGTTTTCTTAACTTGCAACGCTATGCCAAGATATTCATCTTTCTCGAGTGTTGCAGAAGAGTGCTTATTTTGCATATCTTGCGATATAAGCGAACGATATGAAGTATTTACTGCGCTGCCTGCCGTTGCTTTTGTTATATCAAATATCTTTGCATTTACTCTAGATAATATTGCAGATACTTGGAGATAGGTTTTACCTGAGCCGTTAAAAAGCTGCTCAATGAGGTCATCGCCAAGTAAATTTTTAGATAGCTGTTCGTTTGCTGCCATATTATTTCTCTTTTATCATATCAAAGAGATTTGATTTTTCCATCTCTGACATTCCACGATCAGTGCTGCCTTCATTTTTTTGAATGATGCCGGCTATCTTAACAAGCTGCTCGTTGCTACGCTGGAGTGTTTCAAGATACTGTGATGCGATATGTCCGCTTGCAGCGTGAGCGGCATCGCCTGTTTTTTTCATATAAACAACAAGATCGGCCAACAGCATTTCTGCAGTTGACCGATCATCTTCTATGTTCTTGATGCTTGATTCTATTATATCATTCAGGCTGCGCTTGGTCTTGGACATTTTCTTCATCCTTTAAGTGGGTCACGGACCCACGATTCCATTTATTGATGAAGTAATTATACCTTGTTTTAAATTTTTTCAGTCCAGATACGATTTGCTTAGTTGTTAATCCAGTTAATTCCCGCAAATATAAATAAACAGCCTTTTTATTAAAGATTTGTATGTCATCTTGGTTTTTTAATATTATTTTAATAGCCTCATAGACCTTGCGTTCGTTACCTTTTAGAGAAAGTTGGTCCCATTCATCCATTTCTTGCCATAAAGCTTTCCAAAATTCTTCTTTTTCACGTTCTTCATCGTAGCCGTTTGTTGTAAATAGATGCTCTTCTTCAAATTCCTGGGTAATGTCGTCAAGGCTTACCTCTCGTCCGCTGCTGTGTTTCTTAACCTTGTGAATGAACCAGTTTTTTGTGATAACAGAGAAATAGGAGAATGCCTTGCTGCCCTTACTTGTATCAAACTTATCAAGAATCGTTGTAAGCCAGGTCTTGCATTCGTCTTTTAAATCTTCTATGTTGGGTAGACTTGTGAACTTATAGGTGTAAACAATCTTATCAACCATTTCATTGAATGCTGGCTGGATAAGTGTTATATAAAGTATGCTTTTTTCATTACGATCCGTGCTGCTTGCATACTTTACGATTGCTTCTTCGTGCAGTTTGGTGAAATATTGATTCTTTTTTACCTCTTCTTTAGCCGGTAGGGACGACTCTACGATAACGACCGGCTTCTTGGGAGACTTTTTGACCTTCGGGGAGGCGAATGACGCCTTTGGTGGACGCCCCCTGCGCTTCATCAACGTAACCTTCGGTTTCGCCGTCTTCTTCACTATCTTCTTCGCTGTCCGCGTAGCCTTCAAACTGGGCTTTGATTTTACTTTGGACTTGGGCTTTGCCTTGGTAGATACTGTTCGCTTCAAGGCCCGTTTCGTCTTGGGTTTGGCCTTGACTGCCTTCTTCTTGGATGGTGACGCCTTTCGCAAACTCTTGCGCGGCTTCGATAACGAAATTTGTTTCTTGGATCGCCCTTTTGATGCTTTCTTCGCCATGAAATTCTTCCAATGTATATAAATTTTTGAGTGATTCGCTATACTCTTCTAACATTATAGCGAATTCCTTACGAACTTCAGCATCATACCAGAAACGCAGAAGTAGTTTACGAATATACCATATAAATAGGATATTTACAGAGAAAGATAAGACTAACAGTAAATAAATCATGGGGTATAGTCCTTTCGACTACTTTGCTTGTCCGCTTCCAATACTTCGCGGCTTTCTTCTATGAACTTTTCTACCCTTTGACCAGCAGAAGTTTCTTTTTTAGTATCTTCTCGCCAGTTGAGAGTAGGAATAACCTTTGAAACTTCAATGGATTGGCAGCGTGGGCATGGACCGCCCGCTTCCTCTGCGCCATGAAAGGTCTTGTACGAGCCTTTGCATGGCTTACAGTAATACTCATAGAAAGGCACCGGTTACTCCGTTACAAACTTTGGTGGCTGCATTGCGATACTGGTTGGTGGATTTGCGACATAGAGATCGTCGCCTTCAACCTTGAAGTCAAATCCCTTGAGGGTTGGTACAATATCGCTCTGTTCCATAAGTGACTTCTGGAGTGCGATCATAATCGCACTAAGTGCCTGATTGCTCAATGTCATTTGTTTTATCCTTTTTGTATAGTTGTAAAATTTCTTCTGCCCATTCTATTAAATCTTCTACTCTTTGGCCTTTTGGTTGCTTTGTAGACCATAATTCTAAATTTTCTATTCTGTTATCACTTCTAACACCGTTGATATGATGTACATTTTCATGTGGTAAAAGATATCTTCCAATCTTTTTTTCCATAACGAGCCTGTGTTCAGCAACATAACCTTTTTTTTGCTTATATGGATGGTCGTCGACACCGATTAAAATATACCCAGCATGAGTCATGTATGCATGCTTTGGGTTCCTCCTCCTCTTACGACAATTTAAACGTCCAGAGCAGGAGTAGCATCTTGTCGACGCTCTTGCTATCTTTTTTCCACACCCTCCTGCGCAGTCTTTATCTTTTATTCTTGCCGTTTTAACTTTTTGTTCTGCTGGTTTACTTTTTCTTTTACCAGAGCAGTATACACATATTTTTGATTTTCTTACTATTTTTCTTCCACATCCATCTTCGCAATCTTTATCTTTTTTATTCGCGAATCTTGGCAACTTTCGTTTCATTTTGTTATCTCCTTTAATTAAATAGAAAGAGCATAACAAAAAGACTCATTATTTTCACTAAATTGCTGATAGTGCTTGGTCTGATAGTGTCATTTTATTCTCCTTTTTTACATACTATTTTTAGTATTGCATTTTTTGCTGGGTATGGGTTTCTGTCATCATTGATTCTTGAAATATCACAAAAGCCATTTTTCTCTAAAAGATCTTTTAAGCTACTAAAGTTAAATCCATTTACGTGTCCCATACCTTTAACTTTGTACTCACTTTGGTTATGAAAACCGCCAAAAACATAAGACATTGCATTTTTCCAAGGATCATCTGTAGGGTTTAACCAGCCTACATTTGCATGTTGCAACCAATCTCCTTTAATAATTCTCTCTGCAACCCATTGAATATCGGGTACTGTAATTTCTAATACTGCATTTTTTTTTAAAATGCGCTTGACCTCAGTTAAAACACGATCGAGGTCAAATATATAAATATGTTCTAAGACATCCCCCATATAAGCTTTACTAAAGGTTTCACTAACAAAAGGGTAAGGAGTTTCTAATAAATCGTGAACGCAATTCACTCCTTCCCAAGAATTAATATCCATTCTGATATCAGCATCAGATTTTGGAGAAGGCCCAGAGCCTATATCAATTATCATTTATTTTCATCCTTTAATTGCTGAATTGTCATAAAATCATTTTTGCTTAACATATTAACTCCAATATTTTTTCAACAGCAAAGCTTGTAGTATAATAATTTAACACAAACTGTTTGGCCTTTTCAACTTTATCTTCGTCTCTGTCAAAGTGATATATTAGTTTCATTAATTCTTGTCTTGTTGTATAAGTTTGCCCATAATTTTTCATTTCTTTTGCGCCAGCAATCTCTCTAGAAATCCAGGGAGTCTTATTTAAGACTGCTTCTAATAGAACAAGACCAAAGCCTTCATGAGTAGAATTCATTATATATAAATCAGCTTCAAAAATAGCATTTAATACCTCTTGACGATCTTCTAATAAAATTGAACGAATTTTATTTGTATTTTTTGGCATCAAATCAGAATTTTGATATCCCGTTAAAACAAGCGTTGTATCCTTAATAGGTACTCGTAAATATAGTTCACATAATTCTTCCATACCTTTATGTGGCCAAAAACCACCAGAGCTAAGAAACATTTTAGGAGTATTAATACCGTATTTTTTTTTAAATCCAGATACTCCTACCGATATTTTTGGATTTATAGATATTGGTATATGTTTAGCTTTATTATATACATTATATTTTTCAACATGTTTCCAGTCTGCTTCAGTACAACATCCAATATATTTAACATCATGTAGAGCTTTAATGCAGACATCTGAATCAGAAGGTAGAATTATTAAATATAATATTGGACTTTTTATATTTTTAGCATTTGACAGAACAAAATTTTGAATAGCTACATCGCCACCATGAACTACGATTAAATCAAAAGATTCTTTTAAAATTGACACATCTGAGGTAACTTTTACACTATTTAAGTTACCATTATGTAAGCCAGTAAAAACAGTTACATCGTTGCCTTGCGCTACTGTTTCTTCTGCTAAATCTCTAATATGATTTTCGCTACCGCCAGGATAAGGTGCATATCGATGCACAACATATAATATTTTCTTCATATTATTTTTCTAAATTATTTTTTAAAATAGGAACTCTATTATACTGATGAACTATGAAAAATTCATCAGTATTTTGATTTAAAACTCTATCTGATATTATTTTTGGTTGTGGCTCTAAAATATATTTAGAAAAATTAAATGGCGAAACTTCCATTTTTGTTGGATCTAATGTTGTACCGCACTGGCAGCACCAACCTGATGCGAAATCAGCAAAAAAAACCTCTTCTTTATAAGCAGTTTGTATCAAGAAGTTAAATGCAGCCTGATCCGGTGCAAAATATTTGTGTTCAACGCACATAGAAAAAATGTTCATGCATAAATCTTGTATGCGATTTTTTTCTCCGGCAAACGAACCAGCATTATAGCTTGGTTTATCTTTTATAAAGTCAAAAAAATAACCAAAAGATTGTTTAAAATCATTTTCTGCCCATTTTTCATCTTTATATTTTATACATTCACTACCTGCTACTATTTTTTTATCTTTTAAATTTTGTTCTAGCCAAAAAATAGGGTTTTTTTGAAAAACTATATCACCAAGATCAAGCAAGCAAACAAATTTATATTTAACTTTTTGTAATAAATTTGCATAAGACTTAAAACGCTCAACGACTATTCTTTTATAGTTATTATTTTCTTCATGGATAAATTTAATATTATATTTTTTTAACTGATCTACTGTCTCTTGGTCAAATTTTGTATAAGTTATAACAAGGACATCGTCAATTGTGTTGACGAGTCGTAGAGAGATAATCCAATTTTTAATATTTTTCCATTGATAACCATAACATGATGTTAAAAATAAATTTTTCATTTTAAGGCTCTTTATCTAAATAAGAAAAATCTTTTATTTCAAATGTATTTTCAATCTCTCGTCTGAGACAAACTTTTCTACCGTCTGCTAGATTTTTTTCATAATATCTGCCGTCCAGATGCCAAACTGTGTTGTCTTCATCAAAAGATAATTTATATCCTTCTTTAATGAGTCTTTGTGAATACTCTACATCTTCGTTTATTTTTCCATTATTTTCTGCATAATATTCGATTGACGCATCCCATTTATGTTTCTTAAAGACATCTGCGCGGAGTATCCAAAAGCAACCTGTTTGATATAGCTTTTTATCTTCAGTGGGATGGGCGTAATCTACCATCGTATGAGGTTGGAACGTGGCGCGATCCCAATATCTATCTCCGTTTGGCAATAATATTCTATTACCTAAAATATCCCAATCATTTTTCTTTGAAAAATTTAAAAATTTCTCTATCCAGTCATCTTCAAAAACAATATCGTCGTCTAAAAACACAATTGCATCGTACTTTGCGTTGCTTGCGCATATATTTCTTAGCTTCGCAAGAGACCCATTATCTGCTTCAATATTTGCATTTATTAAATTTACGCCACTAATATTATAGAATTGCTCTATGCGACCAGCGATGCTAATTTCATAATTAGAAAAGTTGGAATTTTTACAAGTATTTTTAATACTATTAATAGATTTTATTGTTTTTTCTCGTTTCTTACCATTTGTTGGAATGCAGAAACTTATTCCTTCAACATTCTTTAATGTGGCCTTGCTTGGCTTATAAAAAATATCAAGAGAGTAAAAAAAATCTTCTTGTATTTTTTGCTTTGCAAATTTTTCCTTATTATGTGCAGCTAGTTTTTTTGCCCAGCTGTTAAATCTACCGCCGTCCTTATAGACTTCGCGCATACGGCTGCGTAAACTGCCTACAGTTGGATAGGCCCAAGCTGCTTGAGTTTCCATAACGCCAGGCCAGACATGCGAAGGATCGATCTGCTTAAGCTCAAAGTCTACCTTAGCAAATAACTTCTTATCATCTTCTCCGGTGAGGAAATCAAGATGGCCACTCCAATCAGTTGCAACTACAGGAAGACCAGCATTGACGGCTTCAAAGATAGGAAAACCAAAACCTTCGCCGTGTGTAGCGGTAACAAATGCCTTTATCTTGTTGTGGCGATAAAGACCCGCCATAGCCTCGTCAGTCATACGACCATGTACGAGGTGAACGCGGCACTTGCGTGCGCCCAGAGAGGCTAATAGGGCCGTTAAACGCGATTCTGTAGCGATCTTGTCCATGATGCTGTCGTTGGCTGTATTGGCCTTGATGACAAGACCTACATCTTCATCGCGGAACTCATCTACGAACGCTTTTATGAGGGCTTCCATGTTCTTGCGTGGTCCCCATTGGTTTACAGTAAGGAAATTATAGGCACTTGGTAGGTCCAGGGTGCTTTCTTGGGCCTGCGCTTCCTCGACGGGGAAGTGTACAACCTCAACTGGGGTTGTAACTTTAAATTGTTGGCCCTTATCGTTACCAAAAACAGTATTCATAAAGCCAGATTTACTAAATTCACTAATCGTGATAACTTTGTCCATTAAATTTGATGGCTCTAACCAAGCAGGACTGATTACATGCGTCTCAATACCGGCAGTATAGCCAATATTTATTGGTGCCATCCGCTTCCATTCATTTGGAATCGTAATCTGTAAGGCGATATCAAACTGCCCACCGGTCTGAACATGTTGCTGTGTCTTTATTTTGAGTGCATTTATCCATTTATACTGGTCATTTTCTTCAAATAGCCAACCGGTTTGACCCCAGGTTGTTAGATTTACATAGATATCATACTTCTCTGGGTGTTCCGCGAGTGCGTCAAGAGCAAATCGGCACATTTTACCATAGCCGGAAGCCGAAAGTAGTGGTCCGCTTACTAATATTTTCTTTTGCATATTAAATTTCCTTCACTGTTACACCGTTGTAACCCTTACGAGTATCCCAAGAGCCGTGTTTTTCGACAAAACGGTCAAGGATACCCCCCCAGGCTTCGGCATATTTGGTTAATGAGTACTTCTCGAGTATATGACCACGGCCAATCTTGCCCATAGCCTTGCGCTCTTCAGTGGTCTTGTTGTGCATTTGGACAAGAGCAGCGATAAATTCGTCCTTATTGACACGATCTTCGTAGATGTATGGTACTTCTTGACTACCAATGACTGCTTTTGACGCAGGCCAAACAGGAATACCGCAATAGAAGCCGTCCTTGTCCTTGACTTGCTCTTGTAAGCCACCCGTCATATTGACAATAATGGGAGTTTCGCACGCAAGACTTTCTAATGTACCCATACCAACGCCTTCGGCATCGCTAATATTTAGGATACAATCTGCAGCGTTGTAGAAAAGTGCAAGTTGATGTTGTGAAACACGCCCATTTGAGATAGCAAACTGTTCCTTGGTTAATCCAAGACGTGTTGCAATCGCTTCTAAATCTTGACCATGAACATCTTTTGGATCAGTGTGCATAACAAGTTGTGCTTTATCGTGTCCAACCTTGTCAAGAAACTCTTTAAACCACCAAACAATAGATCCGCTCATCTTACGACGGGCATTACGGTTGTTCCAGAAGAACAGTGTCTTGCCTGGGGTCTTTAAATGCTTCCATTCTGCTTCTGGTAGTGGCTTATAGATATCTGTATCGACTGCAAGTGGAACATAAGTTTCTTCAATCTCGGGTGCGGCTTCGCGAACGATGTCACTTGATACCTTGCTCATGGTTACAACCATATCATTTGATAGATAATATGGGCGATTAAAGAGCGGAGTTGGGAAGTTATCCCAAACGTGATAATAAAGAAATGGCACATGTGGCCGAATTTCTTGTTCGATCTGCCATAACCATGTCCAAAAACGTGGATCGGTCATAAACCAAACAACATCTGGCTTCTCTGCATGTACGATGTCGCGAATTTGTTGTTGTGTTCCGTATCCATCAACGGGAATAACAGTTAAATCTTCACCCCATTCCTGTGTTCGGATAGGACGATAGTCACTGTGCTTGACTGCTCCGCCAAGTTGGATAAATTTGTACTTACCAGTCTTCAACATACTCTCGATAAAGTACTTGATGCTTGTTCCGACGCCGCTTGGGCTGAACATATGGTCACCAAGTACTAAAATTTTCTTCTTATCTGGCATTATTTTGCTCCTGTTCAAGATCGGCATTATACATAATGGTTGCCAGATCTTTAGCCTTTATTTTTGCTTCCCAGCCAAGAACCCGCTTTGCCTTGCTTGGATCACCAAGTAACAGCGGAACTTCGCTTGGGCGCATGTTACTTGCGCTTACAGAAACATAATCCATTAGATTATAGCCTGCTGCTTCGCTAACATAGTCGATAAACTGGCGAATCGTGTGAGTTTCGCCCGTCGCAAGGACATAATCATCCGCTATATCGTGGCGTAGCATGGCTTTCATGCCTTCAACATACTCTTTTGCATAACCCCAATCGCGACGGGCATCAAGATTGCCAAGCGAAAGTCCCGTTTGTAGGCCAAGCTTGATACGTGCAGCAGCCTTTGTGATCTTACGGGTTACAAACTGCTCGCCACGGCGTTCACTTTCGTGATTAAAAAGAATACCACTGCAGGCATATAGTCCATAAGCCTTGCGATAGTTGACGACAAGGTTATGTGCATATACTTTTGCTACTGCGTATGGGCTGTTTGGACTCAAAATAGTCGTTTCGCTCTGCGGAGCATTCATATTATCGCCAAACATCTCGCTTGTACTGGCCTGATAGAAGCGCGTTTGCGGAGAAAGGTTGCGGATTGCCTCAAGACAGTTTAACACACCGCTTGCATTTATCTGTGTAGTGCTTTCTGGGCTTGTAAAACTTGCTCCAACATGGCTTTGTGCTGCAAGATTATAAAATTCATCTGGCTTATAATCTTGCACTAACCTCCAAATCGAAGAAGCATCCGTTAAATCACCATTTTCAAGGGTTAGGTGCTGATCTTTCAGTAAATGTTGAATGTTTTCAAGCTTTTTATCTTCCATTGACGATCTTCGGATAAGGCCAACTACATTATGACCTTCTTTTAGAAGTGATTCGGCAAGATAACTACCGTCCTGTCCGTTGATTCCAGTAACTATGCATGTACTCATGGGCAATCCTCTGTTCCGCTAAACTCACAGTTCTTGCAGTTTAGTCTATTCTTAGGAAAAATTCCTTTGTTGATATTATGCACAGCGTTATTTAGAATTTTAAGTGCATTTTCAACTTTTTTTGGACCACTTGTGATGCGGAAGATCTCAACATTATCCTTTTTAGCAGTGCGCTTGAGGAGCGCAAAGTGAGTTTCGATAGTCTTGAGATCAATGTTCTTGATTGAGCCAAAGAAATGCTTGTAGAGTGTAAGTTGATAGTTGGTCATTGGATCGCTTTTCTTCTGCATATCCCAACCCCAACTACAAGTCTTCCAGTCAATAACATGATACTTGCCGTCGTCAGTCTGTAGGATAAGATCGACATAACCCTTGAACTGGAATTCTGTATCGGGAATCTGCTGTAGCAGTTCTTCTTCTGCAGAAACTACACGAAAACTGCCAAAGTATTGCTTCAATGCAGGTAATACAAGTGGCGCAAGCGAGATGCCTTGCGCATTCATTTGTTCAATTAGTTCAGTTTTTAGTTGACCATTCTCGGAAAGGATCTTGATTTCAGAATCAAACTTGTCCTTGAATGTTTCGACCTCATCGATTGATGGGTCAAGGGTTTTACGCTCGCAGGCTTCGTGGATTGCAGTACCAAAAGCAGTAAACTCATTGCCGGTAAACTTACGCTTATCGTCAATATAGTTTAGTTTATACTTGTGTGGGCATTCCTGAAAGATCTTGAGCGCAGAGAAAGAAATATGGCGCATGTAGTACTCCTTTTATTAGTGCATTGTAGCACGGAGTCTACCTGTTAGATAGGTCTTTCTTTACAGATCTCTTGTTTTTATTACCTCTGCTATCTTGCGATAGAGGGCTGGTGAAATATCACGAATGTATTGCGGACCTTCGATGAAATAATGTTCAAATCCATTAGCAAAATATTCTCGCAGTGATGTGCAACCATATGGAGAAATAAACAAGTTACTCGTCATTACGCCAAGGTTATCATACCCTATATCAGCATTCAAGAAGTTATCAAATCGCTGATCGAACTGTGGGTTCAAGAACATTTTTTTATCAACTGGGTAGTCGTCTTTGAGCATCTGGTAAAGACTCTTGCGCTTACCAAGGAACTCAATCTGGACGCTATTATCGCCATAAATAAACTGCCCAGCAACCTCTTCGGCTGCATGGGCAAGTTCGTGAACAAGTGTGTTAAAAAGTGCGCTATTGTCTTCGTGATTTGGTCCTACAAGTATCGAACCGCTGATATAAAGTGAGTCCACTTGGCGATCATTTAATGGCTTGAAGTTGCCGATATATATTGCGTCAACTTCTCCGAAAAGTCGTCCTGGTAAACGCTTTTCTATGCTCTTTAAGACCGTTCCAACATCAGCAGAGCCACTTAAATCACCCTCTATTTTGACTGTAATATGGCCAAAAAGTTGGTGGTCTTTTAGTTTCTCTGCTCGCCTCTTGGACTCAACGATATATGTTATCATGTTAGGAATCTTCTTCACTATCTAAAACTTCTTGGTAATCCCAAAAAATCTGTTCTAGTCTTGTAGACATTTCATACTTTCCATTTATAAAATCTACAAGACCAACTTTATATAAGTCAATGGTAATTTGTTCTGCGCTTTCGTGCGCTGCATTGTGTAATTGTACGGCAGTTTTTTCATTATTTCCAGTAAATAAATATAAATTTCTTATATCATTGTTTTGTTTATTTTTATCTATGTGATGTACGATTTCATCTTTTTCAAGAAATCTACCGATCTCTTTTTCCATAACTAAAATATGTTCAAAAATATAATTTCCGCCTTTTCTATCTTTTTTTCTTGGATGATCTTCATCGACAATTATCTGTCGATAGCCTCTACCTTGATTGTATCTAACACCACCATTATTAATTTTTCTTAGAGATGTTCTTATATTTTTTTTATGTTCTTCTGAATATTTCTTACCAGTTTGCTTCATTTTAGTTGAGCAAGATTTACAACGGTGTTTATTACTAATTGCCTCTTTTCTTACCGCACTTGAATAAGGTATCTCCCTCTCTCGTTTACAAAATTCGCACTCAACTAAAACTATCTTTTCAAACCATGTGCCTTCTTTTACTATGCTTTTAATCATTTTTATTTCTCCCACTTCATTATATAGTGTTGAAAAAATAAAAAAGCAACCTAAAGAATACTTGCGGCCAAACTTGCAACGGAACTCCGCTCGCCCTTCTGCAAAGTTATATGACCGGCTAATTCAAAGTCTTTGAACTTCTCAACGGCATAAGTTAAACCGTTTGTAGTGGCATCAACATAGGCATTATCGATCTGTTCAATATCGCCAGTTAGGATGATTTTTGTATCTTCACCGACGCGAGTTACGATAGTTTTTAGTTCGTGCATTGAAAGATTTTGTGCTTCGTCGATAATGATAAATGCGTTGCTGATCGAGCGTCCGCGAATGAAAGTAAGCGCTTCCATTTCGATTGTTCCCTTCTCAACAAGCATTTTTAGATGCTCTTTGTCGTCGCCCATTAGGAACTCAAGATTGTCTTGAACTGGAGCGAGCCAAGGTGTCATTTTCTCTTCAAGAGTGCCTGGTAGGAAGCCGATATCGCGGCCCATAGGCTGCACAGGACGCGATACAATGAGTTTCTTGTAGGTTGTGTCCGCAAGGATCTGTTGAAGCGCTGCAGCGATGGCTATGAGCGTTTTACCGCCGCCTGCACGACCAAGAATCGATACAATCTTGATATCTGGGTCCATGAGCATATCGAGTGCGAAGTGTTGTTCTTTGTTTTTTGCACGGATATCCCAGACACCGTCTGAGAACTCTTGAACCTTGCGTAGTGCATGGTTATAGTTCTTAAACTTAGCAAGCGCAGTCTTTTTTTCGTTAGCATTTGAAACAAGCATTACGAATTGATTTGGATATAATCTCTTATCTTTTTCGGCAATATAAAGTTTTTCACCTTGATAAAAACGGTCAATAATCGCATCGTCTACGAGGTGAGTTGTAAAGCCGGTATAGACTTCTTCAAGTTTTTCTACGACCTGGTTTGGGACATAATCTTCAGTTAGAAGACCAAGAGCATCGCACTTTACGCGAACATTAATATCTTGTGAAACAAGAATAACTTGTGGTTTTTCTTTTAGTGTTTCGTCGCTTTCTGTGATTGTTTTAACAGTAAAAGCAGTACAAATGATTTGATTATCTGGATCAGACCAGGTCAAGTTATCTGGCAATAACTCTTGTTCTGCCGAAAGAACTGTTAGTGTTCCAAGGGCTTTTCCAAGCTTGATTCCGGTGGCCAAACTACCCTTCTCGCGTAGTTCGTCAAGGATACGGATTGTTTGACGAGCGTGGGCACCAACGCCATCTTGACGCTTTTTGTGCTTGTCTACTTCCTCAAGAACCTTGAGTGGAAGTACTACGTCGTTCTTTTTATAACTGTATAGTGCATTTGGATCGCTTAGTAGAACGTTCGTATCAAGAACGTAGATTTTTTTTGACATTATTTGGTTTCCCTGTGTAATCGCTAACCCTTAAACTCAATATTTTTTCTTTTATTGTATCACTAATATGGAGATTTTCTAAAGTATTTTTTAATTTTTCTGCTGTTAGGGTTGCTCCTCTAGTTACTTCCTTAACTAGGTCGTAGGCGTTTTTTACATTCTCTTTTCTTAAGAGAGTCTGGATGCCTTCCGCGACCAGTTCGGGATATTTTTCCAGATCCTTTTGAATATTTTCCTCATTTATTTGTAGTTTTTTGAGTCCATCAACTATGTTTTTGGCTGCTAAAACAACATGTCCAAAAGGTACTCCAAGATTTCTTACGACGGTTGAATCGCTTAAATCTCGTTGTAGTCTTGAGACTTGTAACTTGCTGCTCATGAAGTTAAAAATAGCGTTTGCATACTCTAAATTACCTTCTGCGTTTTCAAATTCAATAGGGTTTATCTTCTGTGGCATAGTAGAAGAACCTACTTCTTCTGGTCTTACAGATTTTTTAAAATAACCATATGAAGTGTATAACCAAATGTCTCTTGAAAAGTTAATAAGAATATTATTAATCCTTACAACTGTCGCAAAATACTCAGCAAGCCAGTCATTATTGTCGACTTGAGTTGTGATTTCTGAGCGAAAAAGACCATAACTATTACAAAAACTTTCAGCAAATTTGTTCCAATCGTGGTCAGGGTAAGCGAGATTGTGAGCATTCATGTTACCTACTGCTCCACCAAACTTAGCCTTGAAGGCGTGTACAAAAAGTTTCTCAAACTGTTCTTGTAAACGGTAAATAAATACCTCAATTTCCTTTCTTAGAACCGTTGGAACGGCGGCTTGACCATGAGTTCTTGCGGGGATTATAACATCACAACGCTCTGAGAACTTGATCATTTCCTTCTTTAGGACATGAAATTCTTTCACGAGATAGCCATTATCAAACTCGCGAATAGTGCGCGAAGTAGCGATACTATTGATGTCCTGGCTTGTCAGGCCAAAGTGAATATATTCTTTATATTGGGGAATACCCTGCATATCAAAACTTTCACGAATATACAGCTCAATAGCCTTTATGTCGTGACGAGTCTTCTTCTCTAAGCCTTGGATATAAGGTGGGACTATTGTGCTTTTGATTTGTTTTACAAGCCTAATTTCTTCTTTTGTAAGACCAAGTTTTAGTTCTTCTGCAAGTGCAAGGAAGTAATCAATTTCAATTTCTGTTTTTAGTTTTAACTGCGATTCCTCACTAAAATACTTTGTAAGTTCCCGTGTTTTTTCACGGTAACGACCGTCAAGTGGGCTGATAGTTTCCATTACGCTGCCGCCTTTTTATTGTGCTTTGTAACAAAATCATTCATTGCAATAGAGCCGGCTACAGCAGCATTAAGACTACGGACAGATCCAAACTGAGGAATAAATACGAAATGATCGCATAAAGCAAGCGTTTCGGGTGTAATCCCCACCCCTTCTTCACCAAGAATAAGAAGAGGATTCCGAGGCCATTCGAAATCATGAAGAGCAACAGAGGCAGGCACAGTATTTTCAAGAGCAACAAAGGTGTAGGTATCCTTTAGCTTTAGTAGCTCGTCACGATTCTTTAATCTTTTTACATCAGTGTAGTGATGTGTTCCTACTGTCCCTCGTCGATCCCATTGTTTGCTTCCAAGAAAAAATACCTCCCGCCCGTTAAACGCATTTGTGCTGCGGATGACAGACGAGAGGTTAAAATCACCTTGAAAATTTTCCATGAGTACGGCATATGGAAAGGCCTTTGATTGCAAATCTTGTCGAATTAATTCAGTTGTCCACTTAATTAGTCGGTCATTTTTATATGAATCAATGATGTTTCGGTTATCAACTGTATTTTCCATATGCCCTCCTTTTAGGACTCAAAACATTCGTCGATTACAGCAAGCGTATCGTATTTTGGATCCCACTTTTTATCCTGCCATGTATTCATCATCTTGCGCCAAGTGTGAATTGGAATATGAATTTCATCGTTTCCGTGGCGTAGAAGAATAAAACTTTGACCAGCAATCATCTCCTCGTAACCAGAAGTCTTTGCCGCTTCGTCGTAGAACCAATTTAGTTTTGACATTTGCCCTCCAAGGCAATAAAAAACCCTACAAGAGGCAATGTACCACTTGTAGGGAGTTAGGTCAAGGTGTTTTAAATAACTGTATCTGTTTCGCTTGTGTAGTAATCTTTAATCTCTTGTAGCTTGTTGCATAGTAAGCCAAACAAACCTTCTTCTGTTTCATTTATAAACAGAGTGTAACCTACCCTTCTTGCTGTCTCTACAAATACTCCACTTTGTCCTGATATTGTCTTTACTCCGTTAACTTCCCCATCGTACTCAAAGGCTGGGCCTTCTAGATTAATAAGAATATTGCTCCGCGGGAAATTTAGTATAATCGCATAATCTCCATACTTATGGGCGCGCTCGACAGCGTTTTCATGTCCAGTTTGGAACTTATTTTCAGAACATCCAACAATTTTTCCATTATAACAAAGCCAACCACCATCTGGTTCAATTTGAGTTGGCTTTCCTGCCTTCGTCCTTGACGTTGTTGCCGTGCCGTACAAATCTTCTGTTGTAATGTACGGCTTTAGCGTAAACTCTGGGAATTCTGACACTGCTTTTTTTAAAGCACGAATAAAGATTTTTTCTGATTCCTCAGAATTATCGGTGATTGCTGCACGGCCTTTATTTTTTTGCATTGTCATGTTATCTCCCTATGATAAGAAACTCTTTTGCCTTCTTGGCTTCAAAGCCAGTGGCTGTTTTTTTTCTTCTGCCAGCAGTATACGTCACATCATAGGTCTTGACAAGCATGTTATATTGCTTCTCGATAAGATAGTTTTCAAAAAACTGATCTCCCAAATCGCGATTCGTGATCCACGATTCTGCACCAGCAGATCTGCATGCTTCAGCAAAATCTACAACTTCCTTTTGCATATCATCATCAAAGTTTGTGGCATATTTTGTAAATCCGCCACGATATGGTGGATCCATGAAAACCCAGCTATTTGGTGTTACATGTGATAATACCTGTTTATAGTCACCGCAAAGTATTGTTGTATTTTGTAGAAGGTCGTGCCATTTTTTTACATTGTCTTTGTTATAAACTTCAGTAGTTTCATCCAGTAAGCCCGCTGGTGTTCCAAATCGATTGTTTGTATTTTTATTGATTTGCCAGATGCCATTGAAGCCCGTCTTCATCAAAAAATAAAGCACTGCACTTTCTTCTGTTTTTGTCCAATTTTTATAATCAAATGCATATTCTTTTCTTAGGTCAAAGTAAAACTTTTTTCTGTCTGCTTTTGATAGCGGCAGATACTGGTCTGATAACGTGTCTAGCTTATCTGTGAATGTCTGTAGATCGCTCTTTACGGATCGATATATGTCAATAATGTATTCATTTACATCATTAATGACAAATTTAGCTTTTGGATTTATCTGTGCTGCTTTTAGGAAAACTGCTCCCCCGCCAAAAAACGGCTCAATGTATGTGTCAAAAGAGGCAGGTAACTCATCCTTGTAGTGCTTTAGCATTTTATTTTTACCGCCAGCCCACATAAATAATGGTTTCATAAAAGCTCCTTTTATCTAGAAACGTAACACATCCTACGCCTGTTTATATTTCTTGTCAACTAGGCTAAAATTTCGTCAACCATTCCGTACTTTAGGCAAGTCTTTGCGTCAAACCACAGATCCCGCTTGAGCATTTCTTTGATTGTTTTCTCTGGGATTTTTGTGTGTTCCCGATAGATTCCGTAAATTGTTTCCATAAACAATGTGCTGTTCTTGAAGTCATCTACCATATCTTCGTACTTGCCCCAAACACCACCACTTAGTTGGTGAATTAGCATGTATCCATGCTTATTAATGTAACGCTTGCCGGTTGCAACAACGCTCATTAGCGTAGCAGCAGAAGCCGCAGATCCGTCTACAATCGTATTTACAGGCACTTTGCAACTCCGAATGTAGTCAACGGCGGCAAAGCCGTCAAGAAGGCTTCCGCCTGGACTGTTGATGTGTAGTTTGATTGGTGGCGGTGGAATTTCATGGGTAGCACCCAGCGTGATTTGTTTGACTGCAATGTCCCGCAGCATTTTATTTAGTGATAATACGCTGTCTTTTGTTACTTCTGAGTAGAAAAGAATACGGCTTCCGCTGCTTTCAACACAGCAGCCGTCTTCGTCTTCTTCAACTTTCAGTGGCTTATTGCCCGGATTTTTTCCTAATGTAAACATTTTGTTCTCCTTTACAAGAATGATAGCACAAGTCCAAATAGATTTCAATAAAAAACCCTGCCTTTTTAGGGGCAGGGTCAGGAGGAGGGAGAATGAAAAAAGTTAGTTCTTTACTACTTCTTGCTCGGTCGAACCTTGTGAGAGTCCAAGGCGCTCGGCTAGTTGCGCATTTACTGCTACTAGCTTTGGAATATCACGGAGGAGGTTTGCAATATCCATAAGTGCTGCTACTGCATTGCTTACAACTTGATTGACTTGTGCTACTTGTTGTTCTGCGGGAGTGAGAGGACGAGCATCGGCGGGAGTCTTGGCTTCGCCGTTTAGTACGCTTAGTGTTTCAGACATTTTATTTCCCTTTCGTTAAGTTTTTAGAGTGCAAATCTCTTGCGCTCCACTATTTATTTAAAATACCTATATTTTATTGCTATACTAGCAAAGTTGGTGGAGCGCCCGAGTACCGCCCTCGGCTGATTTCTGCTTGCAAAGCAGACGAACACACTATGCATTCCCGCGCCCCTCGCGGAGGAGATAACGATGAAGACTATAACACAGAACTGTCAAAATTGTAACACTTTTTTTCAAGCACAACTTCGTGAAGTAAATAGAGGCAATGCTAAATATTGCTCAAAAAAATGTAGTGCCACTGGCGTAAAAAAGAAACTTTTACAAAAAGGAGTTGCCAGCAGAGAACATAACGTAGAATGTGCTTACTGCAAGAAAACATTCTACAAAAATGAATCAAAAATAAAAAATTCAAAAACAAATACACATTTTTGCTGTAGAGAACATAAAGATATCGGTCAAAGAATTGAGACTGGCATAAAACAAATCCAACCCAGCCACTACGGCGAAACATATACAGACTATCGCGCTCTTATTTTTCGCCATAAAGAGCATAAATGCGAACGCTGCAACTACGATAAACACCCAGAAGTTTTAGAAGTCCACCACAAAGACAGAAACCGTGAAAATAATACTGTTGAAAACTTAGAAGTTATTTGCCCCAATTGCCATATGACTGAGCATTTCTTAAGTAAAGACGGCAAGTGGAAACTAAAACTAATAAAATAAAGTGGAAAAAGAAAGATTCGAACTTTCGGAACCTTGCGGTTCGGCTATTTAGTAGATAGCTGCCTTCGACCACTCGGCCATTTTTCCATTATTCATAAATTGCTTGTGACGGTTTCTCTGGGCGTTGGGGACAGAAGTTGCATCGTATATCATCACACTTCTCTTCGGTCCAGACATCACATATTTGGCAAAACATTGCATCGTAATACTGATTACGATTTAGATTTTCTTTATGTTCTTCGTGCATAAAGGCCTCTATAAAATGGTCGGAGTAGAAGGATTTGAACCTACGACCCTCTGGTCCCAAACCAGATGCTCTACCAGACTGAGCCATACTCCGAGATGGAGCGAGTGGACGGATTTGAACCGACGACATCTAGTTTGGAAGACTAGAGTTCTACCCCTGAACTACACTCGCGCTAAAACTAAACTTTTAAAGAACATTGGAGCCTCCTACCCGACTTGAACGGGTCACATCCTGATTACAAAACAGGTGCTCTGCCAGATGAGCTAAGGAGGCACTAAACTTTTTCCTTTGCCACTACGCAACTCTTTGCGACGAATTGCTACATGATCCATTATATATCTATAAATATAGAACTTTTTAGTTACCTTTGAAAAGTCGTCAAGGTTCATCCCCAATAATGCTGCCCCTTCACTTGGCGTTTGGGTTATTGAGATTGCAGCCTTGACGACCGCATCACGAACTATTTTACCAATTTGGCCCCATGATAATAATCCAAACAATGGGGCACGCAAAGAACGAGTTGTTAGTTCTAATTTTATAGCAATAAGATCTTCAAGTGGCATATTAGCTATAAATATTTCTGTTATTTCGTCTATCTTACCACCGGCTCTGTATTCTTTCAAGAAACTTCGGTAGCGTTTTGTTTTTTCTATTAAATATTTATCTTCTTCTGCTGGTTGTCTACTTTTGTGTTCCATCTTTTACTGTTCCAAGTATACCGTATCCAGCAATATCCCGCCAAGGACTTTCTCCAAAAGCGTCTTTTTTGTTTGCAATGCGGAAAAGTTTATCAATAACACGAATAACTGCCAAGGCATCGCTATATTGATGTGGCAGTATTCCGTTTGGATACAGTGCTTCTAGTATTTTGTGACTTTCCGCAAAAGAACTACCATAAGCAGCGTTCTTTTCGGCTACAAGTTGACCAATCTCTTCTGCTGTTTGCTCATAAACTGTTTTCATAAGGGCAGTATACAGCAGAAGAGAAAGGGATTAAACTGATTTCTTTTTCTTACCTGTTGGTGCTGGTATTTCCACAACTTCTTCAGCAACAATAAGTTCGGGCTGAAGATCTGCTACCACTTCTGGTACAGTCTCTACCGCTGCCTCAACTACTGGTTCTGGAACTACAACTGGCTCTACCTTTTTTACTTCTTCTTTCTTCTCTTCTTGAACTACAGATTTAGCTTTTTCTACTGCTAAACTGATTCTATAAAGTTGTTTACGTTTTGAAGGGTTCATATTTCTGTTTCCTTTTTAGATTGCCTTACTGATATTTGCTTCACCACCTGATGTTGCCGGTGGTGTACCTGGCGCGGTAGCTTTTGTTGCCTTATCGTTCAGTTCAGTTTCAAACGCTTGACCAGTTAGTTTGATTGATTGAACAAGATTTTGAATAAATGGAACGCGATCTTCGGGGTCAAGTTTATTTACGAATGGTGCGATCATACCAGCAAAGGTTGGACCGTCTTCGTCATAGGCTGCAATCGCCCCAGCGCGACCTTTACCACTATCTGCAACGCCTTGCAAGCTTGTACTTGCCTGTTGCGAAAGAGCATTGATCATTTGTTTATTTTGCTCTTCTGGATCAACTGGCTCGGCTGGTGCGCCGTCTGCCATTTCACCGTCCTGTTCCTCTAACGCGGCTGCATCGCTTGGCAGAACAGGTTGTGAGCCTACTGGAGGCGCTGCGTTTACTGGCTCTTGCTCGGTTGGTTGAACAACCTGCTCTCCAGAAAGTTGGCGCTCAAGACCACCAAGAACACTCTCCATATATTTACCAAGAACTGCAACATACTTATTACGATTTTCTGGCTTGTCGGGCATGGACATAAATGTTTTCTTGTAGCCAGTAAAGATTTTATCCATTGCATCGCGGGTAAAGTTATCAACGGTTGTTGGTAACATTGGCTTTTCAGCTTTTTCTGCTAAAAGTGAACGGATAACCTTGCGTAACTTTTGTTCCTGTAGGTATTCGCGACCTTTGTTTTCATAAAACTCAAGTTTAGAAAGAAAAATAACCTTACGGATTGCTTCACGGAGCATGCGCTCGCCTTCGGAAACATGCGCTAACTTATATTTGGCACGCTTCTTGCCGCCGTCCTTTGGTTTTATTGCGGCACCGACACCTTGTACTGCCATTGATGCATTCATTTCATTGATTCCTTCGTTTTCTTCTTTATGTTTAAAATATTGAACTTCCCGCTCGTGTTTTTCCGCTGCTGCTTTTGTATCAAAAGTGCCTAAATTTTTTCCCTTACCGGAATAAAGACGAAACTTATTTCCAAGTGGACGGATCATTACTTCTTGATCCCAAATTTTTTAAGAAGATCTTGATAAATAAGTTCTTCGCGGTCGTTATAAACAGCAGGACGCTCGCTTGGTACATAAGCATGTGCCTCTTTTAGAGCCGGATTGACAACAACTTCTTCTTTTGTTTGTTCTTTTTTGTCGCTCATTTTTTTATATCCTTTTTTGTAGGCTTCCCATTCACGAAATGCAATATTTCCACGCTCAAAAGCATCGGCTTCGATACCCTTGAGGAACTCATCGTCCATTATATAGTTTGGATCTTCGGCAGCCGAGGTATCATGGCCTTCAAAACCGCCTTCGTGCCACTGAACATGGTGTAGTAGTTCGTGGGCAAGCGAGCGTAGGATGTCTTTTGGGTGGCGATTGGTTACATAAATAACCAGCTCTTGGCTATTGTGGTCATAGTGACCAGTAAAACCAAGAATATTATTGCCATTTTTTTTACTTTTTGCAAAAGTTATATGTGGTTGGCTATCGTAGCCAAACTTTTTTTGCATAAAGTGGCAGAGATCATCGACCAGTTCGTAAAATTCGTTGTTTAGTGCCATAAAAAAACTACCTACGCTAAGAGTTATCTTAACATAAGTAGTCTATATGTTTAATAAATATCAATAATTACGACAGTTTCTTGTTCCTGCTGCTGTGCTTCCTGTTTTTGAAGCCACCTTTCGTACTCTAACCGGTAGTCTGGTAGTTCTAACTGTAGTTGTTGCGGAGATTCCTGCTGCATGGCATTGCCTCCTATATAGTAATTAGTTAGGCAATAGGTATCCAGGCGTAAAATTTATCCTCACCCATCTTAGTAATGAATTGGGCAACAAAATTTTCTTCGCATTCCATAAAAAGACGGGCAATAACTTCGTGCTTTGCTGCTTCGCTACCCATTTTTAATACCTTGACAGTATAAAAAGCACTGCTTAGTTCCTTTGCTTCTATCATTTTTTATCTCCATATGGATCAAACGGGTGGTTGAAATCAAAAGCAACAGCGTCAGCCTCACCGGCAAGATTTTCAAACGCAGCAATGGTACGCAGGACATCAACGAGTGCTGTGTGACTACGCCCAAGGCCCTCGATTTTATAATATTCGCAAAGGGCATCAAGTGAACTACGGTTTAGTTTGCCGTCTGACACAAGTTGATCGCCCATGTGCTTTGTATCAAAATACTTTTTCCATTTTGGACGACCAAAATAAACATCGTCAAAACTTTTATTGATAAAACGGTAATCAAAAACAGCATTTTGTCCAACAATATAATCACAGTTTTCAAGCATGGGCAGCACAATGTGCGCTACTTGATCAAAAGTAGGCGCATGTTGCCACTCTAAATGGTCGTAGCCGTTGATTTTTAGGGCTACGGGCGAAGCCCGTTCGATGTATTTGGGTTTTATTTTGCTATTATACTGCTCAATGATAGTGCCTTTGTAGGGTTTAAAGTCTACGCGTACGCAAGCAATGTCAATAATCTCATGATCAAGCAGATCAAGACCAGTTGTTTCCGTATCAAAAAAAGTTAGTATCAAAGTGTTGCTCCAAGCCAAAAACGCCATGACTCGGGCATCTTGGAATCAAAGTTAAAAAAGTATTCTACGTCATGAATATACGGAAGTATAGCAGGTTTTACAACCGGCTTAAGTAGTTTCATGCCGCAAGTGGCAAGAGATTTGTCGCCTTTGCGTTGATTGCAGGCAACACAGCATGTAACAACATTGGTCCAACTTGTTTTGCCGCCACGAGTCTTTGGAAGAACGTGGTCAAGTGTAAAAACATTGATAGAAACATGGTTGGCGCAGTATTGGCAACGGCCCTCGTCGCGAATCCAAACATTTTTACGGGAGAAGCGCACGCTTTTGACACGGTTGCGCCGGGAAGCGTTGAAAACAACAACAGAAGGGATGCGCATAGAGGTAGAAGGGCTGCGGATTTCTTCTGTATACTCAGAAAGAATTTTTACCTTGCCAGAATAGACAAGCGTAACGGCTTTTTCCCAAGGGATAAGCCCAAGAGGTTCATAGGTGTGACTTAGTGTTAGTACTTTCATGGTTGTTCCTCACAGTTATGGCCACTATAGCCCATTGTGGGGACAGTGGCAAGCGTTACTTTATTACACCCTTGGCATCGGGATCAAAATCTTTATTGATATGCCCGCAGTTGGTGCATGCAAAAGTAGCAACAGGAACAACTATTTCTTTGCCGCTTGGCGAAAGCAGGGCGCTTATTTTTTTAATAAGTGCAACTTCACGGAAAGTACGACCGGCGCAACTTTCGCAGACAACAGAAACAGCATTTTGGAGATCAATATTATTAGAAGAGTTCATGCGATGTCCTTTCATAGCAATATAAATAGATTATACTGCAAATAAAAGGCTTATTTAATACTCATAAGTATCATGCCAAGAAATACAGCGGCAAGACCAACAAGTCGGTGGGTGCTTAGTTGCTCACCAAGTACAAAAAGAGCAGTTATATACCAACTGGCATGGAAGAAAAAAGTTTGAAATACGCTTGTATAGGTAAGAGAGAAGATATTAGAACGGAGTAGATAGGCGTATGTACTGGCTGTAACAATGCTAAATAGGTAACTGGTCCACCAAGGGGACACACCGTCACGAATCCAGCGAGCATTGTGGGCGGCAATATAGCCTGCCGCCATTAAAAGTAGTGCTATACCTACCGCTTTGAGCAAATTAGTATGGGTCATATGGGGAGTATAGCACCAACGGTAAAATATTTATACCTATCGCATTGGGCTATCGGGTTGTCCGGTGCGGGGTTTTGGCTTTTGGCCATCAAGAAGTGCCTGTAGTTTATCGGCAAACTCAGCAATCTCGACTTCATGGCCAGGAAAAGCATCAGTAATTTGACGAAGAGCCATTATGGCACTGTTGGCTTTAGAAACTTGCTCTGTATCATTGCCTGTTTGGAACTCTTGACCACGATCAAGTTCTTCTAAAATAAGTTTTTTAAGACTATCCCTGTTTAGTTTCATACTATATAACTCCTATGCTGTATATAAGTAGTGTCTACTATAAACCGCGTGCGAGATAATCAAGAAAAAAGTTGTAGTCTTCGTCAGAGGACCAGTCCAAACCATCAAGTTCTCCAAGAAAACTTTGTACACGGCCTTCATACATACCGATACCTTCAGCGATACGCCGACCAAGTTGCCTACGAACAGCCCCTCGATATAGTTGGCGACGATCAAACTGATCAACAATATCCATCACAACTGCAAGTTTACCCTCATCCAGCATAGTTATCCTCCAAGATAGGTAGTCTATACCATAAATAAGTACCGGTTGCAACCATTTTTTCGGCACATTTCCTACGTCGTCCCAAAACTGCCGAAATCTTATATCCCTTTGGCACATAGAGAGAGAAAAAGTCCTAAATTTTCTTAGAGAATTTGTTCGACGATCCGACAAAAGAGAAAAAGTTTCAAAATTTCTTAGAGAATTTATGCTTCGGCTATGCTTATAACGCCGTAAAAGACTTTCTCGCAGTAAGTGATTTAGCCCTTATCCCTCCACCCCTGCCTCCCCCTCCCCCCCTGCGTCAAATAAAAAACAAAGTCAAGCTCAAAAAGGGGGAACAAAAAATAAAGGCCGTGCAAGGGACCGGCCCCTGCTGACCACCAAAAATAAAACTTTGCATGGGGACGGGAAGTGTGGGATAAGACTCTCACGCCGCACGGTGCGGCAAGGAGACAGGCGATGAAGATTGATTCCCGCGAAGTGTATGGCGACGACGACGTGCGTGTTGACTGCGACTGCAACGCGGACAAGGCGTGCAACGAGTGCGTCGACGGTGGACTCTACGAAGGTGGGCAGTTGCCCCCGCCGCCTCCGTTCATCCTGCTTGACTCCCCCTTGACACCCGATGAGGCACGCGCTATGCACGCCCTCATGCACTGCGAAGACGAACAGCTCTGCACCTTCTGCAACCAGTAACAGGAAAGGATAAAACAAATGGCGAACGAACCGAAGTGCGGTGGCAGTCATACAAAGTACGACGGGTCATGGTGGGACAGGGATAGCCGTGGAATAGAAACGGCTCGCGTATGCGATGAATGTATTGACGCTAAGCGAGCAAAGTATCGTCCAGGAATCTTTTGTAACCCAGACTACTGGACAGACGAGCAGGTTGACGGCGACTAACCAGAGTGTCTATTTCCTTTTTTAATATTATCTACAGCCGATAGCGGTTGAAGGTTATCCAACCCCCAGCAGAGGCGAAAGGCATCATCTGCTGGGGTTTCATATGCAAACCAAGACTTTGGCTTTATATGGTCAACGTGCCAATATGTCCCATAGTTATCCCAAGTCATACCCTCCTTTAATAAAGGCTCAAGATGGGCAACCAGTTGTTCAAGACTATAGCCGACAAGTTCTTCCCAAGAGCGACCGCCTTTACTTTCCTTGAGAGATTTCCACAGCGCAGTCCCGATAGCATGATCTAGTTTGCTCTGAGGATTGTTCTTTCTTTTTTCCCTTGAATGTTTTTGTGCCTCTGCAAGCCGCCCAGACTCTTTGTATTTCTGGTTTGCCTTTGCTAACGCTCCACTCTCTTTATATTTTTTCAAGTATTCTTTTCGTTTTTCTTTGTATTCAGAGGTTTGCGCTCTAGCTTTCCTTTTTTCTTTATATCCCTCAGTTTGATAATATGTTTTACCATACTCCCTCTTTTGCTCTTTGTAATGTAGTGCCGCCTCTCTTATCTTTTTTTGTTCTTTATAGTGCAATGTCTGCCTTTGCGCTTTAAGCTTTTGTTTAATACATTCTTTGCATAATGTGCTCAGCCCGTCCGACTTATTCTGGTCTTTATAATATTCATTAGCGTTCTTGTCCGCCTTGCATTTATTGCATATTTTGTTCATATTGTTCCCTTTGCGGAATGCCGCGTGTATCGTTCATTATAACTAGTTTCTTTATTTGTTTAAACCATATTTATTTGACGCCCGTGGTATCCCGCTTGCCCGTGTGTGTATGGAATGCATCAACGTGAAGCTGGCAAAGTATCGGCCCGAAGTGTTGACCAACAGTAACTATGACTTGATGGATTGTCCCCTTGATGAGGATAGGTGGTAACATGAGCAATGATATCATTGATGTCCCATTCGTCAACCTAACCGAGAAGCGCATCAAGTGGGCAGGGTTGCGGGTTACTCTACCGTTCGTCGCGTTCCTGTTTGGGTTCCTTATCATCCCCGTCGCTGCGACCTGTATGGGGGAAGCGCCGCAACTCATGACTGATATCTATGACCGTGGGGCTTTTATCTGTGGGGTATTCAGCGTGCTGGGTCTTGCCTTTGCTCTTGGTACATATATATTCGCCCTGTGGTATAGCAGCCGCTACGAATAATGATAGCCCCGCCCTGCCAATATGGGGGGCAAAGGGGGCCGGCCCCTGCTGACCACTGAAAAAAGAAGTTGCCCATCCTGCCCCACCCCTGTATAAAGACACCATCAGCGGCACGGAGCCGCAGGGAGAAGAAGGATGCACAAGCCCAGCAAGTTGACCTTGACAGACATTCTCGGCTGCACTATGTTTATGGCGTTCTTCATCTCGCTGCTTTTCCTCTAGGAGTCACCATGCGCCGGTCCACGTTCCTCTCCATTCTTTATGTCACCCTCGTTGTCGGCGGTGCCTACCTTTTCACCTAATACCCGAAAGGAACTCCCATGTTTCCCTACGCAATGGCAGCAGTTTGGGTCGTTACCGCAATCTTCAGCCTTTCACAGAATGGAGCAGAGTAATGATTCGCTCAATCAAGCGATTCTTTGGCATCCCGCCTAATGTGTACGACCTTCCCTATCAGCAGCGCGTCTATATTGTCGCGCTTTCAACCGCAGTTCAGCGCATTAAATAGGTTCTTTATATTTATTGCCTTTTATTATATTTTCTTTTGCCTCTGCCGCCTAATACTGGCATAACCACCCTGCCTCAATCACGAGGCTACGAAAGGGTCCGCTAATGGGTAAAAAGAAGCAGGAGATTGCCCCTGTTCATCAACGAATCTTGAATCTTTACAAGGCTTTTACCCTTGTCAATGGTTATCAGCCCTCATATGTTCAAGTTGGGCAAGTTCTGAACATCAGCGGCGCGGCTGTTGGCAACCATATTCGGCAGATGGAACGGGCTGGTCTCGTTCGTCGTCCGCCGGAGAAGTGGGGCCGAGGTCTGACCCTCCTTCGTTAGAGTAAGTCCCCGCCCAGCCTTTTTGGTGGGCAAACGGGGCCGGCCCTGCTCAACCACCAAAAATAAAAGTTGCACGCTGCCCGTCAATCGGGGTATAAAGTCTTTCATACGGTGGATGGACCGCCGAGGAGACTGCCGATGAGCGACAAGAAGTTGATTCCTAACCATTCAATGATTGACTATCGGCGTGGCGAGTATGCCGATGCTGTCACGCGTCTCCTCACAAATCTCGAATACGATAACAATCGTAAGAACCTTCCTCCCTACCTTCTCGAGATTGTAGATGATGCACTCGCAAAGCGTAAAGCGTGGATGAACGAGCCGCTCTATCGTGAGGGGTAAATAAAAGTTGCACGCTGGCAGGAAGTGTGAGATAACGCCTCTGCCCGATGGACGGGCAACGGAGACAGACGATGGAAACGCCCAGCCGCCCCAATGCTCACATTCTTGACCTTTCAAACACGCTTGCCAACTGCCGTCCCATTGTTTCGCGTGATTGGCGGATTGTCAACGGTAAGGTCCACCTCATTACGGTTGTTCGCGATGGTCGCCCAGGCGTAGGAGCCTATGAGGCAATCATCGTGAATGAAACGCAGTCCTGCCAGACTTGGGGAAAGAACGCTCGCACCCTGCTCGCCGCTGCCAAGCGTCGCGCTGGCACCCTGTAAAATGTGCTTGCATCCCGTTAAGCAGTCTGCTAAATAGTCTCAACATGCTGCATGGAGCAGCAGGAGAACGTCAATGACCGTCGAGAGCAACAAGTTTTTTGCCCCTGTCAACTGCGCGATTATCAAGGATGGGGACGGTACAAAGCGTCACGCTGAGTTCGTCTATGCAAAGGACATTCCGACTGAGTTCCTGCCCGATGGTCTGAACAGTCTTGAACTGGAGAACAAGCGGCACCCGTGGAATGTGAATGGTCTGGCGTGGGATATGAGCGTCAATGCTTGGCGCAATATGAAGAACGCCGAGAATGTCAAGTCCTCGCTTGAACTGTTCACCTATTACAACCTGCCTGACAAGATGTATTCCTGCTGGCGGGAGGGGTAACATATGAGCAAACTGACGGCAAGGCAGAACGAAACCCTCCAAGTTATCAAAGCACATATCAAAAAGAATGGTTATCCTCCGACCATTCGTGAGATTGGTGCGGCGATGGGTATTGTTTCGCCCAATGGGGTTGCTGAACACTTGGACCACTTGGAAGGCAAGGGCTACATATCCCGCAATCATAGAATATCACGAGCAATCGTCGTACTATGATTGAAACCCCGCCCCGCCTTTTTGGGGGGCAAAGGGGGCCGGCCCCTGCCAGCCACTGAATATTTTATTTGTCACCGGCACGGACTCCCGCTATAACGGTTTCACGGTCGATGAACGACCGATGGAGACAGAAGATGCCGAAGTTGACCAGCAACCGCGCCGCCGCTGCACTCACCCACGGTCGCAAGTTCAGCAGCAAGAACACGAAGGTCGATTCATCCGGCCTTTACCTCTTCGGCAATCATATTGCCCGCGACGCTGGTGAGGGCCATGTTGCAATCACCAACCGTGGGCATTTCACCCTTACCACGAAGGACCGGCTGAACGCCATTCCTAATGTTTCAATCTATCAGAAGAACTATCAATGGTTCTTGAATGATAAGGCGTGGGACGGTGAGTGGGTTATTGTTGCGCCCGATGGTACGTGGGCACCCGAAGTCAAGATTTGGTAATAGAGTAAACCCCGCCCCCACCGATATTTGGTGGGCAAGCGGGGCCGGCCCCTTCTGACCCCTACTTTTGGGGTCGGGCTACATTCTATCGCCAGTTTAGAATGATACCGGCACCGGCAACAAATGCAGCAAAGAATGACATAACAAGTGGCATCAAATCTCCTATCGACAGAGGAATCGTACAACCCCCACCGTCGTCACAAGCACAGTGGGGAGGAACGCACCAACAAGGAAATAAATCATTAGTGCAGGACTCCACCGTTATTGCGGTATTCTTCAAGGCTGATGATATCTGCTTCCGTTGCCGGTCGGGGAGGCGGTTCGGACTACAAGCCAGCAGCAAGAAGCGTTTCATGAACGAACTGGGTAAGAATACCCGTCAGCGTTGCAACATCATTCATACAGGCAGCGGCAAACCCGTCCTTCTGGACCTGCTCAATGTCGCCAGCGTTAACAGCGGTGTAATCGTCCACAACCTCTGCAACCCGCTCCGAGAACTGGGTAAGGTGGCCAAGCAGCGTCATCTGGACTTCTTCCTTTGTCAACTTGTCACTCATGTTACTCTCCGATGCTGGCAAGTGCCAGCGTTGAAATGAACCCTACCACAAGGAAGGTGAGACTGTCAAACACGAACTGCACCACCTCTTGCCTCCTGAGTGAGCGTAACTTACAGCATCCCCATGCCCCTGCCAACTGTTTTTTTTGGTGGTTGACGGGGGCCGGCCCCTCTGCCCCCCTACTTCTGGGCGGGCGTCGGGACTAGGTCTATCCGAAGAACTTTTCCTGCGCCGTCGTCAGATTCCGGCCACCGTGATACACCAGCCCGATTGCGATATCGCCTTCAATGGCGGGGATATCATTCACATTGCCGTCAATGTAGAACGCCGCCTGTCGGGCCTCATCATTCGAGAATATGCGCGAATGGGGCTTGCCAAGGTTCACAAGGTTGTCGTACTTACCGCCCAATGACTGCGTGATTCGCAGGTTCGCAGGGGCAACCGATAGGTCAAGGTGGAGACTCTTAGTGTATGCGTAGAAGATAACATCGGGGTATGCACGGGCAACCTTGCACCATGCGTCAAGGTAGCTCTGGGAATAGAAGTCACCGGCATCATGCAACCGGACGACATTGTACGGCTTACGCTTGCGGGGTGTCTTGACAACCAGCGCGGCAAGGTCCGCGATGATAAGGTCCGCGAAGTCCGACCGCTGCGAAAGCGTCAGGTTGTGGTGACGCGCCGCGACAACATTCTTGAAACGATAGGTTCCCTGCTTTGCATAGCAGACACCGCGACAAGCCAGCGCGGCGGGGCAAGTGTTCATCTTCTCGCCGTTCATGGTAAAGTCTACATCGGCAGGAAGCCCGAAGCCGACGACGCGATACTCGCCGCCCGAAGTCTTCAACAGCTTTGCGTTGCCTTCCGTCCAAACCGCGTTCGCCATCGTCGTTCTCCATCGGTGTCCGTCACCGTGAAAAGACTTATCTCACAAGTCGGGGTGGGGTGGCAAACTTTTTTTTTGGGGGTTGATAGGGGCCGGCCCCGCTTGCCCACTTTTTTTCGTGAGCAGGGGGCCGTTCTATTTATAGACTAATCAAACTGCCGCTCATATTCCTCAATTGCAGCATCCTTTATGCTCTCCCATTCCTCTGCTGTGAACATTGAGGTATTGATAACAGCAGCGGGCTGGAGGCTATCATCAAGGAGGTGAATTTGAATGATATCAACATCGTGGCCTGGACCGTCAATGTAATCGTTGACAGCGGCATAGACACGAAAGAGGTCAGCATCACGTTCCCAATCAACAACAACATTGTGACTATCGGAAACATGGGGAAGAACGGCAGCAGGCATTTTTTTTCCTCGTGCAGCATACTTGTTTGTATGCTTGCGGTTATCGCGAAAGGTACCAGCCTTTGTAACGCCATTGATAATGACAACCATAAAAGGGTCACGGCTCTTGACGGAGCGAGGGTTGACCTTTATGGACTTCACGTTACGCACGGCTGGCACCTTTCACATTTAGATGATACTACGGAACAACAATCTTGGCAATACGGAAACGGTTATTCTTGTTTGTATTGCGGAACTCGCGGCTGATGTCTCGGGCGACCTTGCGGGTACGCAGGACCAGCGGACCCTTTTCGTCCACAATGGTCTGCCAAGTCGGGGAGGCACTACCCCCCTGCCCCTTCTCCTTCCGGCTAACCTGCACGGCCCACATCGTATTGTGCTTCGTCGTCTTGAACTTGTACGGCATCTCTCTATCCTCCTGCCCCTCTATCGGGTGGGCGTCCGATTGTGAACGTGTGTGAACTCACCCACGGTCCAACCGTGGGCTTCAAGTGTCTCTTTGTATGCCACAGCAACGCTCTGCGCGTCAAGGGCAATCATTTCGTCCGTCCAACTATCTTCATTGTCTGGCAACTTGCTGGGGCGTGTCACCATTTCAAGGTCAAGTGCATAGCACACTTCACCAAATGAACTAACGCCAGCCGTTCTCTTGGAACTCAGAATCTCCCTCGTCGTCGGCATCTTCGTTTTCCTCTGCGTCCTCAAGACGCTCTGCGGCTGCACGGGCAAGGTTCCTCATACCATACTGCTCGTTTGGAGTCCAGTCCTCAATGTCGGCATCGCTGCCGTCCTCTGCTTCGATGCGCTCAATCTTTACTACACCGTTGGAATAGCGGGTGGCATGGACCGTAAACTCTCCGTCCTTGTCACGATAGGGAAAACTTACGGTTGTCGCAATACTCATTTTTATTCTTCCTCGGCCAGCATGGCCCACAGACTGTTCTTTGTAGCAGGTTCACGAACCTCTGTCAACTGCTTTCGGAGTGACAGAACCCGATGCTCCATGACTATATTGAGCGATTGCCAATGCACTTCGACCATATCAAAACCTTCCTCCTCGTACTGGCAAACAATAACTCCCTTCCCATGCTCGGGATGGATGATGATGGTCCCGCTGCGGAGGCTTGGCTCGCTGTTCGTCATGAGTGGCTTTATCTCACAGGCAACCCCCCGCTGTCACCAAGTTTTTTTAGTGGGCGGTGGGGGCCGGCCCCGCTTGCCCCCTGTTTTCTGCAGGCTTGACAAGGTGGCGCGGTGCGTTATGTTTTAGGGATAGAACGCCCCCCCTTTCGGGGGGGCTGACGCTTGCCCTACGATTAGGGGTTAGCGGAAATCTGCTCCTCGCTCTCGGCCTCCTCCAGCGCAGCCAGTTTAGCCTGAAGCGCGGCAAACTGGTCGGCAACATCGTTTTCGACCTCCGGCACCGGCTCCTCCGTAGAGGATTCACTCTCCGGCGAGAGTACGCTAACCGTATCGGTTGGGAAGTACCCACCATTACGTCCACGGCGGCAGTTGACGGAACCATCGGAGGTCAGCTCCTTGAGGACGGACAGGGCATCCTCACCGTGGGTGCTGATGATTGCACTCTTGGGGCAAGGACGCTTGTTCTCCTGCTGATACTCGGCAACGAACTGGAGAAGGTCAGACTTGGAAACGGCCATCGGGAACCTCTACGCTGGACTGTGCCAGCTTGTTGGGGGCTGTATTGCCCTCTCAACTTGACGGACTCTAGCAGACTTACGGTTAGGCTGCAAGTGGAAAAAGGAAATCTTCACCGCACTCTGGACATAAGCAGACCTCTTTGGTAAAGAACATATCGTTCTCGTCGAACACCTCTGTTTCGCCAATCTCTACCGCTTCGCAGTGGTCGCAATCAACGGCTTCCATCCCTACCTCCCTCCTGCTGATGGTTGAATAATACCCCCACTCCCTCCTGCTGTCTACCCCTATTTTTGGTGGGCAGGGGGGGCCGGTCCCTCTCTACCCCTATATCTTTTCTCTTGACCCTGCCCCCCGTTCTGCCCTACTATCTCTCCATGAGCCAACGAGTCCTGCCGGAAGTCGGTGAGTTATGGGTCTATTGCGACGAAGGTGAGCGGCCATTTCTGTTTTTGCAACGGTTGCCAACACCCTCATGGGGCGACCATGAGGTTGGCGCACTCTATCGCGCACTAGATATAAAGTATGGTAGTATTAGAGAAATAGAAGTAGGACAGTATCTCCAAAACTATCACAAGGTAGGATAACATGGCAGACTTGACTGACAAGCAGAAGCAGGAAATGTGGAAGAAGTGTCCTTTCAAGTTGGGCGATACGGTACTTGGCAACGATGATAAGCCTTGGATTATTATGGATATTGTGGAGTGGCATAGTTTTTCTACTTGGACAATGAAAATCTATGACCATCAAACTACAGAGCAGCGTGATGAACTGCTTGACATCTACAGTAACCAAGTGCTAGATGAGAACTTTTACGAGGGATAAGATGCCGCTGGAACCCGAAGCTGGCGAGTTATGGAAGTGGTTTGGAGGCCAGCATTTTCTACTGCTGCAAAAGAAATCCCAGTACGGTGACAAGTTTGTGGTATTAGAACTTGCAACGGGTAGCATAAAGGATATGTACTTTCACAAAAGCGAGATAGGTAGTTCATGGATAAAGGTTGCATAAACATGGAGGTTGGCGAGGTATGGAGATGGGTGGATGAGAACCCCCTCCTTCTCCTGCTAAGGGAAGAAGAAATGGACGGCGGTATATTTTTTCTCTGTCTTGACTTGACGACAGAGGAGAAGTTCAGTATGGTTTTCCATCCAGCACTCATGGACCGCTGGACGAGGTTAGCATGACCTGTGTAGAGTGTGGTGACGAGTACGGATGGGACAAGAACCGTGCCAAGTTGGGCGGCAAGCGTACCCACTGTGGCGACTGTGCCGACGAAACCAGCGTCCGTTATGTTGGCGTTTCGGCTGGCGAAGGTAAGATGAGTGCCGTTCAAGTGTTGAAGTTTGATAATCCTGCTGACCGTGAGGCGTATGTTGAGGCTTGGAAGGTCAATAGCGGACTCTACAAAGGCAAGAGTTGCCAGATTGGTCGTGGACTTACTAGCACCCCATCTGTCAAGTTCCAGACCGTTACAACCAACAACCCCAATGCTAACCATAAAGGTAAAGCATGAATATCCCAGACCGCTTACCAGAAGTGGGCGAAATATGGGGATGGGGAAACTCTAAAAAATATGTCAAGTTTCTTGTGCTTGGCATAGAACATGATAGTAACAAAGACCTATTGCCATACACAATGAGAGGAATAGTATTGGACTCAAAAGAAACAGTTGTATCTGATAGATACAGTTTTCATTCATACTGGTCGAGGATAGCGTGACAATCATTCCCGAAATCGGTGAACTGTGGGAGTACCGCAACGGGGGGCAACACCTTTGCGTGCTTGTGCTTGGCGTGAGTGCCGCCATAAAAACGGATGGAGTAGAGATTCGGTGCATAAACATAATAAATAGCGGCTTTTCAAGGGACAGCGAATATTGGTGTTTCTCAACGGAGGAACACCAGCGTTCAAACTGGAAGAAGGTGGCGTGATGGCGAAGCGTAAAGCAGCAGAGATTGGCGAGTTGTGGATTCGCAGCATTGGCGGCGAACAGGAAGGCTTACTCATACTGGGGATTGAGAAGAATCACCGTGAGATTGGATTGGATTATTATTCTTACACGGTACTTGAGCCAATGACAGGGCAGACCTTCACCTTTGATAAAATCTTTCCTATCCGTGAAAGTTACACGGCTGGTACGCGATGGAAACGGGCAGATTAGGTGGTTTGGCGGGGCCGGCCCCCCTTGACCCCTATTTTTTCCTGCTTGACCCCTGCTCCCCGTTTATGGCATAAGACTGGACATCGGAGGTGACGCATGAGTGTTGAGGCTACGCTTGCACAGATGGCTGGCGAGGATAGCGCGGAAACAAAGGGATGGGACGATGGCATGGATTTTGCCAATACTCTCAAGATGGGAGTTCTTGAAGAACTGCGTGAGTTGCGCCGTCTGAACTACCCAGACGCCTACATCGACGCATGGAAAGCCTCTGCAAGTAGTATTTTTTACACCTTGACTGACGAGAGCAAGTAGGATAAAGTTGCATTTCACCCTGCAACGGAGGTAAGTCATGGCTCGCAAGAAGGCAGCGATTCAACCGTTTGATTTTTCGGATTTCTCCTGCGATACGGATAAGTTGACGCTGGACAAGTATAAAACCGATGCCGACATTCTTGCACGGTTGGAGTTTATCGACAAGAACAAGGAACATGGTGAATATTACCTGAAGCGAAACATTCAGTTTATGAAGAACGGTGAGACCTTCCAGTCATTCAACAAGTGGACAAAGCGTAATATTCTGCAAGTCCTTTGGAGGTATGAGGACACGCTTCAGCAGCAGGAAACCGTCCGTTTCCGTGAGTGGTACGATAAGCGTGAGGACGCGCAGCAGGCATGGCGCGAGTGCTGGTCCTCCATGTACGGGCTGCACAGTTGGCAGGGTTATTTCAACAATGGCACCTATTCCGCACAGGAAACACGGGACGAATGGGCCAAGTTGGAAACCGCTGGTCCCTCTGACCCCTGTATGTGGGATGAATTTCTCTGTAACTACGCTGTAAAAAGTTATGTGGAACTGCACCGCAATCCTAAGTATGAGATTGGCGACCTTGTGCTGCTCCGTAAGGCATACATTGGAAGCTGGCGTTATGACCCCGATACGGAACTTGATATTGCGATTCCCCGTCTTGGCACCATCATGGGTTACAAGGACGAAACAGGCGGCAAGCGCAAGAGTTCGTCAAGTGCTGGTAGCCGCACCGTCTCAGTCCTGTGGCTTGGAAAGAATGATATCATTGATGTAATGGAGAAGACTATCAAGTTGGAATGTCGCAAGGGTCACAAGATGGGCAAGGTCTAACCCCTACTCCCTCTCCTGCTGGAAACGGTGGGCAGAGGGGGCCGGCCCCCACCGCACCCTATTTTTTTATCCTTGACCCCCTGAACGGGCTGTTGTATGTTTCTTTTCAAGAAGGAGGCAGACATGGCTTTTCAGTGGCACGGTAGAGACAATGGCGAACTTGTGTGGGAGCAGCAGATTACCCGTTACTATTTCATTAGCGACGAGGAGATTATCACAAAGCACCGTCATGGTGAAAGCAGCCCCATCAAGGTGGGAACCCGTCTTAAACTCACAAAAAGCGAGGCACATAAGTTTTTCAAGCATGGCTATATTGAATACAAAACCGTAACTTGGAATGAAAAAAAGGATCTTTTTGACCGTATCGTCGTACCGTTGACAAAGGGTACAATCGGGAAGGATATCGAAACGAGGTATCTAAAGCAGAGTCCATGTACACAGGAAGAAGTGTCGCCCCGCAAGAAGAAGCTTGCAAACCCAACAGAACCCTGATAAAGTCCACCTTACTTTAAAAGGAGCCACCGATGACCGACAAGTTGACGCTGGAGCTGGATTACGATAGTGCCAACCTGCTCCTGCACGTTATCCGAGAAGGGCTTGATAACGGCTGTCGTGGTCTTGAAGTAGACGACGAGGATAAAGTTATGGATGTGCGTGATGCGCTCCTTAACTGGTTGACAGACCAACAGAAGGCATGGTAGGTTCTACATTCACCCGCAACAGGAGGAGTAGACGATGACACGACAGTTTGTAAGGTGCTGCGACTACAATAAGGCTGACGACAATATCTATTTTGACGAGCATCCCGATAGCCTCTGTTTCCGCGATGCAAGGGGCGATGACCCTTTTGAGTATTGCCCTTGGTGTGGTGTCCTGCTGGATTGGAACCTGCCGATGACAGAAGGAAAAAAGAAGTAGTTGACAAGGCTGGCAAGACAAGGTAAGATGGGTTCACAAGTTGGGGATGCACTTAGGCCCCCTCTGCTCATTGAAAAAAGAATAAAAAAGAAGTTGAAAGAAGTAGAGAGTTGTGGTATAGTAG